CACGTATTTTCCCATTTCGTCGTGTATCGGTAGACCACATGGTACGCGGCGTTTCCCGCGTCTGGTGGCAGCTAGAGAGACTGTTTAAAGAGCCCGGCCCGTACGTCTTTCAGCTTCAATTTGGCCGGACCGGCCTGCGCGACGCTGCGGACTGGGAAGACGTCGGCGCGCCGGTTACAAATGGTTATTTCGCCTACGACCCCGCGTGGCGCGAAGCCGGCTACACGTTAATGACGCACTACCGCGTCAAACTCACCACCCCGCAAAACGTATACGTTTCTCAGGCCGCCAGCGTATTCGGGGAGTTAACAGAACGAGACTGGCTGCTGTCCCGCGAAATTATTCGTAAAGAGCAGCTTAGGCATAAACTTGCGTCAATTCCCGGCTACCTAATCAAGCCGATGCGCTACGGCGTTCCATGTCCGCGGTGTCGTGATCCATTATCGAGCGAAGTGACGGACGCCAATTGCCCCGTTTGCAGCGGCACCGGCTTTGAGGTTGGATATCATCCGCCACAAGCTATGCAGTGCTGGGATTTATCGCCGCAAAACGAGCAAAGCGACGTCGGCGAGCCAAAGGGAACGACGCGAGAGAACCCGTATGTAGATGCCCGCGTGATAGGATTTCCGGGACTGAATAAAGATGACATATGGGTGAACGGCTCTTCCGACGAGCGATGGGTGGTTGAAACAATTCAGGTTTCGGCGGCTATCCGGGGCGTGCCGATTGTCTATCAGGTCCGCATGGGATTAATACCGTTCAGCAACACCATATACGCGCTGGAAGTTGGTGGTGAGCCTGCCGTACGAACTGGGCCAACGTTACCGATGGAAGGTTGCGGCAGCGTAGCGGTTGATCAGGACTATACCGGCTTAGACGAACTGGCGTATACATTGGCCGGCGGTTGCGGAGTCGTCGGCGCGGATGTTTACGTTTTTACAAAAGCCGCGTTTGACGCGAATGGTGTAAATATTTCGCGCGCGCTGGCTGTCGGAAATACGACCACCCGTGTTAATGGCCGCTGGACCCGGTCGATTAAACTTAACCCCGGAAACTACGTTATTTTGTTCGAAAAATCGGGCGAGTACGGGCCGGATACTAAACCGCTCACAGTTACAGCGCCGGAACCCGAAGGCCCCGATCTCCCGAGCACGCCGTTCACATTGGGCGACAACGCGCTTGAAGCTGCCGCCGCCCCGCAACCCCAGTACCGTCCAGCATATAAGCCCCCGGCAAAAAATGATCAAGATGAAGAATTCTGGCGAATATAAGTTCCGTCCGCAGTTTCCGCCGGCTAAGCTTTCGTTACGTGAGCGACCGCACGTAATGCGACCAAAAATTAACTTGCGGGAAAAGGCTGTAAAAATGTGGCCGGGCGTAAAATTCGAGCCAGACCCAGAGGAAAACACAGATGGCAGATTGCCCACAACCCGGTGACGACTACGGAAATGAGAATTTCCCGCCTGACAGCGCCACAGAGAACCGCGTCGAAAAAGTAAGCGCGCTATGTTCTTACGGCATGCGGCCGCACGTAATGACTGGCTTTTTGCGGCAATTGTTAATAGGTCACTTTTCGGACCCGCAGAATATCGAAGACCCAAGAGTTCGGCGCGCCATAATCGAGGTGGGCGGGTGGAAATCGACGGATAGTGGTTTGAATCCCGGCGGCATTTTGATAGAAAGTATTACCAGATGGGCGCCGAACACTGCGGATAAACGACCGGCCGTACTTATTAAAAGGAACGGCTGGAAATGGAATTCGCGAGTAGTTGGTGACAGAGCCGAAACAAACTACTATACTGGAGAGGTAAGTTATTCGGGGTTTTGGGAAGGCAGTCATACACTTTTTTGCCTATCTCAAAACGGAGCCGAAACTGAATTTCTAGCAACGGAGGTTGTAAAATTTTTAATCCTTTTCTCGCCGCTGATCAGAGAACAGATGAACTTTTTCAAGTTCTATGTCTCAGAGGTCGGTGGTGTCGGAGAAGTACAAGAGGTGACTCAGGGGTATGCCGTCCCGATCACTGTAGCGTATGTGGCCGAAGAAGCTTGGTCGCTTCAACCACTCGCGCCGCGGCTTAAGCGGATTGTCTTCAAGGCATCAGATTTGTTGTCAGGTTAAAATCAAAACGAGGTGTTTTTTTGTTGCACGAGTGGTTGTGTATACTACTCGATACGCACTGACCCGCACACAAACAACTGAGGCATGGAGGCCTTCGTATGTCTAGTTACGTAAAACCACAAGTATTAGTCTTCCAAGAATTCCGTATCATCCCGACGGAGATCACGGAACCGCTGCGCGCCCACATTGCCGGCCCGCACGCCGTTCTCCATCGCTACAGCGATCGCGACGAGAAGAAGACGATTCTGCTCGGCCAGTATGACCGGCTTAACGACGTGTGCTACGGCTGGCCGCAGCGGCGGCCCGGCTCGATCGTCGACCTCGCCTACGCGAAGGTTTATATGGACGACGCGCTGCTCAAGTACTTTGAGCACGATCTGCAAAGCACCTACACCCGTATCACAACGGTTGAAGGCAAGTTCAACTGGATTCAGTCGGACGATCTTTCGTTCAAGTCCAACACGTCGGCCTACCCCCGCAGCAGCGACTTCCTTGATCGCGATGTGAAGGCTGGCGACGTTGTGTATCTGCGCACAGTAGTCGACCGAGAGGGCGATTGCGAAGAAGTGCAACTTTGGACAGAGGTTGTTGGCTTCGCTTCGGACCTCGTGCCGTCACTCATCAAACCGGCTGAGGCGTCTGACGACAACCAGCCCAATACGGCGTATTACGTCGATGAGCCCGATTCCGAAAACAACTACCTGCAGGTAGCCGGCCGTGTTAACTGTGTTAAAGTCACAGAAGTAGACGGTACTGACTACAGCGGCATCCAAAGCGGCGACGTCGAAGAAGAGTACACGATTCAGGTTATCAAGAGCACGATTTCGGGCTGCAACGCCGCCCGGCTTCGGGTTCGTAGCGCCAGCGGACGAGACGATGATGAGGAAGTCCAGCCCGCCGATTTCGGCGAGTGGACCGACATCGGCACACGCGGTCTGCGCGTGAAGTTCGACATCACCGACGTCGAAGGTTGCATTGAATCGGCCACGGCTAACGAAGTTGTTTATGACAACTTTGTGACCGGACAGAAATGGGTTGTAGCTGTCAAACAAGGCTTCACGGCTGCCGAAGTTGACTCGGCCGCCGATGGCGAGTTTGTTGTTCAACCTGATGGCGACATCGCCGGCGCTTACAACGGCGCCAAGAACGACGTCTATATCGTTGAAGTTACCAAGGGCGGCACGTTCGACGGCGTGGAGGACGGCGACCTCGTCGGCTTCCCAGAAATCACTGCCCGCACCGTGAAGGGTCTCGATTTCTCTGGCCCGACCGAAGTGGTCGAGAACGGCGGTGAGGTTGGCATCGGCACGAACGGCGTGAAGGTTATCATCAAGGCTCCGGGCAAGGTCGAGTCGATCGACCTCGACAACGGCGGCAGTACGTACTCGGCCCCACCGACGGTTGTGCTCAGTGCTCCCGACGATCCGACCGGCGTTCAAGCCACAGCGACCTGCACGCTCAGCGGTAGCTCGGTAAACAGCATCACCATCACGAACGCCGGTAGCGGTTACTTTAACCCGCCGTCCGTTTCGTTCACCGGTGGCGGCGGCACGGGTGCGGTAGCGCAGGCGTTCATCGACGCCAAGCTCCGCAAGGGTGACAAGTTCTACGTGGCTGTAGTGTCCAGCAAGGCTGGCCCGGTCCGTAAGCTCATCCTCCGCGACGACCTCCCGTCTGAAATGCGTGACACGTACATCCGTGCCACGACTGTGAAGACACCGGTCCGCGTGGTGGCTGACGAGAACGTCACGCTCTCCGGCCTGCAGACGATCGACGGCGTGTCGTTAGTTTCCGGCAACCGCGTGCTCTGCGTCAACCAAGACGACGAGACCGAGAACGGCGTTTACGTTGTTCCCACTGCGTCTGGCACGCCGGCTGTTGTGGGTGAGTGGACCCGCGCCACGGACTCCGATACTACGGGAGAACTTGTTAAGAACATTTACTACGGCGTGACCGCTGGCGATACTTACGCCGGCTCGGGCTGGGTTCTGACCAACTCCGGCTCCGTGCTCGTCGGAACCACGCCGATCCGTTTCCAGCGCGATGACGAAGCCATTGACGAGCGGTACGTGCCGCTCGACCTGAAGCTGTTCATCAAGGACAACATCGAGATTTCTCGCGTGCGTCCCGAAGCCGATCAGCTTACGAACTTCTGGTTCGAAGACACGCAGGTCTGCATCCAAGAGGGTATCACTGCCTACCACCCCGAGTGGACCTCGGCCGGTGCTGAGCAGCCGCTGCCCATCGAGAAGGGCAAGGTTTACTCCGAGTATCGCGAGTTCTTAGCCGATCTCGCCGACGAAGTTAACGCGATCAGCGATGTGGCCGATCTTGACGATATCGCTGGCCAGCTTCACCCCGATAACCCGCTGAAGTGGGGCGTTTACAAGGCGCTCTCCAACAGCAACGGTACGGTTGTGAAGTACACCGCTGTAGCGCATCCGGTGGAGTACCACCCGGAGAACTACCGCGTCACTGGCCCGGACCTTGATAGCTGGGTGCAGGTCCTTGAGCGTATCAAGGGTCGTGACGACATGTATAACCTGATCCCGCTGACGTACGACCGACTGGTGCAGAACCTTTGGGCTGCGCACATCGGCGGCGAGTCGAACGAGATCGCTAACAACTGGAAAGCTGGTTTCTTCTCGCTCAAGGCGCAGCCGAAGCAGCTTGTCGTCGGTCAGAATGCTCTGATCGCCGGCGTGCTTGGCAACGTCATGGAAGACGAGATGCTGGCCACCCTGAAGGATGACCCGAACGCCACGGGCACGCAGTTCACGCTGCTGCAGGTGCCGACGGGCACGACCTTCGCCAGCGGCTACTTCATCACTAATGACGTGCGCCCCGGCGACATCGTTCGTTACAACTTCTCCGTCGACCAGTTCGGCGAAGAGCAGTACGAAGAGTACGTTGTGGATCAGGTTCTGTCGGAAAACTCGCTGCTCCTGTACACGGGCGCCGATGCGGCCGTAACGGTTCCGCAGCGGTTTGAAATCTGGCACAACCGCAACCGCAACGAAATCGCTGAGGACATTGCGCAGCAAGCCGGTTCGCTTTCGAACCGTCGTGTCTGCGCCGTGTGGCCCGATCAGGTTGGCGAGGCCGGCATCACGCAGCCGGGTTACTACCTCGCGGCTGCTTTGGCTGGTCTCGTCTCCGGCGTGGTGCCCCACCAGCCGCTGACGAACGTTGAAGTTGCTGGTTTCGACGACTTCACCCGGTCGTACAAGTACTTCAATGAGACGCAATTGAACCGCATGGCAGAAGCCGGCGTGTGGATCGTCACGGAAGACCGCGACGGCACCCCGCATACCCGCCACGCCCTGACGACGGACAATCTCGACCTTAACCGTCGGGAAGAAATGATCCGCCGCAATGTGGACTCGATGTCGTACCTGTTCCTGCGGCGCCTGCGTCCGTTCATCGGCCGCACCAACGTGCAGCCGGGTATGATTCGGCGGCTCAGCTACGAGGTTTCGGCGATCATCAAGTTCCTGTCTAACAACGGTTTCACAGAGGAACTGGGCTCGCAGTTAATCTCGGGTGAAATCCGAAAGCTGCAGGTCCACCCGCTGTTGAAAGATCGAATTGAGATTGTGTTGGACCTTGTTGTCCCGGCGCCGCTCAACAACATCGAACTGCACTTGGTTGTCTGACACAAATTAGAGTTCTAAGGAGTTAACACTATGCCATCTGTTTTTAACGGAACCTCTCAGAAGCTTAACGGCGTTATCCGGGCTGAAGACGTGCTTCTTCAGTTCCCGGGCACGATCGGCGGCGCGGACGGCGCGCTGGTGCAGCAAGCTCAAATCACGTGCGAACGGACCGTGAACATGATCTACGAGATCGGCTCGTCGAAGGTGTACTACGTCGGCGACCGCCGTCGTGGCACAGCCCAGTTCAGCCGTGTCGTGGGCGGTTCGGCCACGTTTAAGGGCATGATCCAACAGTTTGGAGATATCTGCAAAGCGAAGGAAAATGATATCACCATGAAAGTTGGGGCCACGTCGTGCGGCGGCACGGGTGGAACGATTGAGTACAAGATGCTTTCGGCGACCTTGAATTCGCTCGGAGCGTCAGTAACCGCGCAGGACATCGTGGTCACGGAGAGCATGGGCTTCATGTTCGTCGACCTCGAATACACCTGATTTAGCTGGTTAATTACTGTCTTATACCGAAAAACGGCGGTTGCGGTTTCCGCAGCCGCCGTTTAAGGTATATGGGCCTTCGGGCTCGGGGCTTTAAAGCCCGTAACAACACCTTTTGGTGGAAAAATGAGCGCAGAAAAACAACCGAGTAAATCGGTGGGTTCGTCGCCGTCTTCTCAACGGCAGTACTTTAACGACCCGACGCTAGCCATCCGCCGATTAGCGGCGCAGGTGCTTGGCGGCCAGCGCAGCATGGGCGATTACGGCTCTCATCTCCAGCCGGCTGCCGACCCCTACAGCCAAAAAGTCGGCTTTAAAACGGGCTTCCAAGATACCGGGCGGCTTTTAACCGGTATTGTTCAAGACGGCACCGCTATAGCCAATGTGTATTTCGTACACCCTGATCACGGCCACGATCCGGTTTTGGCAACAGCAATGATGCACGGAAGCTCGGCGGCTTTCGGGACCACAGAAATAAATACTTATGTCCCGGGTACGCGCGTCTTGTTAATGGTGCAAGACCGCGACAGTAAGGCTTTTATTCTCGGCGCTATACCGCACACTGTCGATGTGGGTAAGCGCGTCATGCACGACTACATATCGCAGGCGTCTCGAAACCGCGTTGACGACTGCCACAAAAAGCACATCAAGCAAGAGAAAAGCAGCGGCATTGCTGACTATAGCAATTGGCGGCCATATGACGCTACGCTGGGCGGCGAGTGGGGCGGGATGACGTCGACAGGCGGCCGTATCACGCTGGACGATTTTATGTTCCAGACGGCTATAAACGAATTTACCGGCGTCTTCGGCTTCTACCACGACAATATGCTGCGCATCGCCGGGTACAACATGCAGTTTTGGACAGCCGGCAGTGAGCGCGACTCGTACATGGACCAAGCCGAGTGTAACGATTCGCAGGGCTACACGCCGTATCCGTGGGAGGGGGTCGGTGTGCTTATTCCGGGCCCGCCAGTTATCGAAGAGTACAAACCCGGCTGCTTTCAGTGCTTCAAAGAAAAGCCATTTTATTCGCGCTGGGAAAACAAGCACGAGTTTGCGCAGCCGTATCACCGCACGCAGGTTTTTCAAGGTTATCTTGGTCAAGGGCACCGCACGATCGTTCACGCGCCGCCACAAGGAAAAGATCGGTGGACTTACAAAGGCCAGACGGGCGGAAAATCGACACCGTTTGATTCTGAGCTTAAAACAAAGCGCGGCGTAGACTACAACTGCACCAGCGGGCCCGATAAGGACACATCGCACGATCCGCAGCCTGTATTTGGGCTTAACGAGGAGAATAAGGCACTAGATGGCCGTATTTTCATGGCCTCCGCAAAGGGCGTGCATATTGCTAAACGCGTGCTGCTCCCGTTCCCGCAGCGAGAAAAGCGGCCGGAAGATTATCAGAACGGCGACGACGCTGAAAAGAACTACAAAGCCGCCAGCAAGTACGGCGGCGGCCCAGAGCACGAGATTACCGGCACGTTTATCACCACCGACGAGAAGTATCCAAACTTGCAGCGTGCGGCCGCCGTGCTTGATATGCACGGCTATTTATACAACTATTCTGGTCTGCATGCGTTTTACTGGCACGCAAAAGACTACAAGATGTGGGAGCAGCAAGAACTCAAATACGCCGACGTCAATCAAAAGATTCCTAAGTTTTCTCAGTTGATGTCCTCCAAGATGTATTTGAAGGAGGAAGAGCCCAAGATATTCAAGATCGACCACCGCTACGATAAAAAACCGCAAAAGTTTTATGAGTCCGAGAGCTACATCTCTTTGCTCGAAGACGGCGGCATCGTGATCGGCGACGGATACGGCGGTGAGATTAAAATGACCGGTGGCTGTGTGTTTATATCGGCCCCCGGTGACGTGTGGCTCAAGGGCGGTCGCGACGTGCAAGCGTGGGCTGGAAACGACTTTATCGCGCGAGCCAACAAGTCCGTCGACATTTCCGCCACCGAAAAGAACGTGCGTATTAAGGCCGAGCGGAATGTTCTGGTGCTCGCCGGAAACGACACGTCCGATCGCGAGGGCGGGATATTGCTGGAGAGCCGCGCCAAGATCAACGAGTATGACTTCGAAGAATGCGGCGACAAAATCAAATTTGCTGGCGTCGTTGCGCGTGCACCGTACTCCAACGTTGTCGGGATCGCCAAGAACATTTACCTGCGGACAGGCGGCGGCAAGGTACAAGAGGGCGACATTGTTCTCGACGCCAGCAAGTCGAAAAAAGACATCCTGACAAAATCGCGCAATTTTTACAACTTTGTCCGATCGGGCGTGTTTCACTTTTTTGGCAGCGGAGACGATGACTGGACAACAAAAAAAGCCAATATGTTCTCCAAAGATTTCACGCTGTTAGTCGGCCCGATTGGCACAGACGCCGATTTGATTATGGACGGAAATATCTTGGCGCGCGGAAGCTGCTTACTGACAAAGGGGCACATTTTTACAGAGGTGGCTGCGCGCGGGTTTATTTTTGTAGCCCCCTGCGACGGTGATTGTCAGGGACAAGTAAATGCGGCAATTGATCTGATCGCGCAGCTAATCAACATCATTATCCCGAAGATTGGCGACACAGTACACAGGCTTCAAATTAAGTTGCCGTGGTACGAAGAAAAGAAGGCCGGTAACGAGCGCGTGATGACGATTATGGAATTCTCGTTCCGCAAAGACGAGGACTACAAAATCCCAGACTTTCTGCTGTATGAGGACCGTTGGCAGCAAATGGCGCGCATCAGCGGAGATATCCCCGATAAATGGACTGAGCGACCGGTTATTGCCGACGCGTGCGGTGTTCCGACATATCCGTTTCCGGGTAAACAATGGCTTGTCGATGAGCCGGCTTACAAAGAACAGGATTTCAAAATCGTGCAGTTTCAAAAGGGCGGTTTTATCGACCTTGAACGTGGCACAGCGCCCGGACTGGCCGGGCCGTATCGCAACCCGGAGTTTGAATCGCCACAAGAAAAAATCATCAACGGAACCTATGTCATTACCCCGCGTAATTGAGGTTTACTATGGAATTAGTCGAGAATGTCTATGTGTCTGATTTTACAAAGGCCACGTTAGGTCAATTTGACTGGAAAGAAGGTGACGCCATTCCAGCCGATTTGGGGCAGGTAATGATCAGCATGAAAGAAACGCTGCCTGCGTCGAAACGGACCGACGTGCTTATCGACAAAGAGGTGATGACCGAAGAGCAAATCAAACAGATCAAAGATATGTTGCTCGCGGCCCGCGACCTTGGGCGCAAAAAGAAGCGCGAGGCTGAACTGGAAGAGAAGACGCAAAACATGGCGCCAGACGTAGCCGCGGTTTACAAGCAGTTGGAGTCGGCTGACCCTGTGATCGTGAACGACCTCGTCGACGATGTCGAGCCTGCGCCTGCGCCAGCGCCTGCGCAAACTGAAGAGGCGCCGGCACAACAGGACGCGGCGGAGCCGGCGGCGGCTGCGGCTGAAACCGTAGGGCAAGACTTGCCGGTCGCGTACTGCCCGCGATGCGGCTGGGATATGCGCATGAAGTTCGAGGCGGTGCCGACCGACCGCGACAAAGAGGATTTCTTAGCTACGCTTCTCGGCGGAGCCCGGTTTAAGAAAACGTATGCGCTTTTCGGCGGCCGGATCGTCGTGACGTTTAGGAGCCTGCTCGCCGAGGAAAACAAATTGATCTATCGGCAGTTGGTGCTCGACCAGCAGGAAAACCGGGTCGCGACCGAGGCAGAATGGTTCGTGCAGATGATGGACTACCGGTTGGCGTGCGCGCTTGAAAGCATTGCCGATAAAAACGGCAAAATAATCGCGCAGGTCCCAACCCTCGATGAAATGGCTTTTACGCCAGATAAGGATAAACCGCTCGGCACGCCGCTGCCGCAGCAACTGGCGTTAATAGAGAAAAATCTGGCTCAAGAAGCGACTCGCCGCCTCGTCGGAACGCACCTCCGACAATTCCAGCGGCTTGTTGAAGGTCTTGAAGCCATGGCGCTAGAACCAAATTTTTGGAACGGGATCGAATAGCAGCTTACATGGTGCGGGCTGCCGTTTCGGGGGCGATTGATTACTCCCGAGCCGATCCCACGGATAATCGCTGGCGCATAAAGCACCGGCTCTCGCTGCTGGAGGTCCAGCGGCGAGAGGAGCAGAATATGACGGAGCATTTGCACCGTCATTGGTGCGCCTATTTGGCTCACGGGGCTTTGACGGAGGAAAGCTTTGCCAACGTCAAAGAAAAGGCGGGAGAATCGCTTATTGATCTGCAAGATGCCATTTTCCCGTGGAACGCCAAGCCAAAAGAAGAAGAAAAAGTTAACACGAGCGAAAAGGAACCAGAAAATAGTAAAATAGACGCGACAAGTCGGCAGATGATCGAGAAGTTTAAGCTTTGGCGTGCCGGAAACACCGGCGATAAAAAATGAGCGGATTACAGCCAACATCGTCATTCCCGTTTAACTACCCGACGCCATATTCGCCGGGGCAGATGGCGTTTAACAACAACGCGGAATTGTCGCAGCTTATAACGATGTTTGCGGGGCCGTTACTGGGGCAGATGGCGGGGCCGGGCAATTTCATGCCGCACATGATGCCGGGGCAGGCGCTTACCGACCAGTTTGCCATGCGCAACTATCAGCAGCAGACACGCCAATCAGCGTTTAACGTCGCGAACTACCAAAACGACGACGTAGCCAACCGGCTGCTGGGTATCCGCTCGGCGTTTACGGGCCAAAAGGCCACGGACATGAATAAAGAACAGGCCGCGCAAATGGCCGGCGTTCTGAACAACCCCGTGATGAAAACAGTCATGGGCATGGCCATGGGCCCGGAAAACGTAGAAGCCATGCTGCACGGCAGCCGCGGCGACGTACAGAGTTTAAACAGCACAATAAATCGAATCGGCTATTTCAGGCGCGACCCGAGCGGCGGAAGCCGCATGGACGCCGAATCGCTTGAAGATTTGACGACCGGCGTGTTTTCGCATTTATACGAGCCACAAGGCGACGTAAATAAGCTGGCCACCCGCGCCCGCGCCGGCGGCGGTAGTGGTGACGCCGCGATTATGCAGCTACAAGAAGCTGCGGACATGAAAGACAAAAAGGTCATATCAGACAACGAGCTTTCCTCTCGCCTTCTTAAGGACACGGGTGCCGATAAAGTCGGTCAACTTTACAACAAGTACGTTCAGGGCGGAACGGCGACCTCTGCCGCGGAACAAGCAAAAGAGCTTACGCGCTTCGACCGCGCCATCAAAGACGCCGACATTTTAAAAGAAGACGAGGCGTCGATCGGGCAACTGCAAACACGGGCCAAGCGCCGCCCGACAGATGAGATGCACGGTTTTATGGCTGGGCAAGTCAGCCAAATGACCGAGAACTTGTTTCAGCGTGGAATGTTACCGTCGAGCATAGGCGCGCTCGACGCCAAGGGTCGAGCCGCGGCAATCAGCGAAGTAAAGCTCGACGACGCCACTGTAGAGCGTCTGGCCCGCAAAGAAGCTGAGCGCGATATTCTCGGCAGAAAAGATGACCGTGCCGCGGCGTTTAGCCACATGACCGACTCGCAAAAGAAGGAAGAGATCGACAAAGTCGTTGGCTCGTACGAAACTAAGATCAGGGCGACCAAGAAAGCCGCCGACGACGTTACGGCCGGTCGCGGAAGCGCGTCCGCAGAAGAAGTCATGCAGATGACTGGCGGCGCGGCGCTCGCCGGAAACGTCGACGCTTCCCGCACCTCCAGCCGCATCAAACAATACACAGAGTCTGTAAAGGCCGTTAGAGACATCTTTGGCGACAACGGCAATCCGAACGCGCCTATGCCCGCGCTGATGGCCGTGCTGGACCAGCTAACGCAGGGCAGCATGGGCTCGATGAACCCGGCCTCGACCGCGAGCACGTTGCGGCAAATGCAAACACTGGCCCGAGAAACAGGGACCGGTATGCAGCAAATTGGCGCTATTTCAGCGCATGCCGGAAATCTCGGCCAACAGCTTGGTATCGCGCCCAGCATAACGATGCAAAACGTCGCTAATACGCTCGGGCTGACGAAATCGGCCATGGATCGCGGCGCGTTTGGAAACAACGTGTTCGGCACGCGGGGCAAAGAAGAGTTTCAACAACACGCTACGCAAATGCTGCAAAGCGGCGACGCGTCTGGCAACGCAAAAGCCATGGCAGCGCTTAATCGCATATACGCCATGGACAAGGGCAAGTACGACAAAGGCGGGGCTGGCGGCGGTCCAACAGAACTTGCGGCGGCGATGGCGGCGTATAACGATCCGAACTCTGACGGGTCGTACACGTTTACTGACGCGAGTGGCCGAAAAGTCACTAAGAATCTTTTTCAAGAGATTGGTCGTAGTGGTGCGTTTGGCGCGGCCGGCATGCTGGAGCGCTCTGGCGGCAACCGCGGCGAAATGGCGGCTGTTATTCACGACAGCAGAACAGGCGAATTCCAGCAAGCCGGCAAAGGCTTTTTAACGCAGAAGCACGCGCGGCTCAACAGGATGAGCCAAATGACCACAGTTGGCGTGCTGGCTAACAGCCTAAAAGACAAAAAATCACGGCAATACACCGGCGCTCTGGAGAACATGGACGCCAATCAAGAGCGCAAGCTGAGCGGAAAAATCACCGAGATGGTATTCGACTCGTCGAATATGAATCTCGAAGATCAGATGGATTATCTGCAGAAGCACATGAAGCCGGAGTTGGTTGCGCATTTTAAGAATGTCGGCCACCCCGATCCCGAGGCCGCTGCGCAGCAGGTTTACGAAAAAGTTGGCAAAGACCGTGGCCGGCTTAACACACTTATTGGCAATCTTGGCATGCAGCACCAGCGGCTGTACGGCGGCGAAAACATGGCCGCTGCGTCGCAGATGTACGGCCAAGGACGAGACACAGCCGGCATGCTTGAAGCGGGCAAGGCAATGTCTCGCACGGAGTCCGCGAAGCGGCTCGTCGGATACGAGTCTACGATGGGGCAGCGCGTATCCGACTATCTGCTCGATATCGGCGAGCGCGGTGAGAAGTTCAACGTCGACGCCCTCGCCGAAAGTGTATTCAGGACGGTCGGCGACAGGACTATTGCCAAAGCTTATGCCGGAGAAATGGGCACCGGCATGGATGTGCTCTCGAAAGAGAAATCAAAAGTCTCGTTAACCGCAGAAGATATAAAAGCTGTCGGCGAAAAAGCAAAGAGCGACCCAGCCGCGGCGAAGAAATTGCGCGAAATGGCCGGCATTAGCGACGACACACTTGTTGTAGCGCAGAAAGAAGTCGACGACGCACGCGATAGCAAACTAGCTGGCATGGGCGTAGGCGCGCTTCGTGAAGAGTACGGCAAGCACTTTAAGGACAACGCGGGCAAGGCGCTTAGTGGCCTGCATCTGACGGAAGATCAACTCCGGGCCGAGCTTAAAGACAATAGTCAATTTAACGCCGCTCAATCAGCCGAAGTCCGCACGCAAAAGCAAAAAGAGACCGGCAAGACAAAAATAATGACCGAAGACGAGGTCACTGCCGTTGCGATCAACCGTAGTCTCGGCAAGGCGCGTGAAGGCGCCTCCAATCAAGCCGCATATGAAGACATCAGCACAATTCAGCGCGCCTTTGATAAAGGCGATGACACAGCCGCGCTGAAAGCCGGCGTCTCGGCCGCAGATCGTCATTTCAAAAAGACGCTGCAAGAGCACGGCGTCAAAGAAGGCGAGCTTAAAGAACTCGTCACGCAGAAGGGCGACGCAGCGCAGGGCGAAATACTGAAAAAGTTCGGGCTGACGAAAGAGCAGTTTGACGCGGCGTTGAAACAAGACGATCCGTCGAAAACGAAAGAAGGTCGTGCCGCGCAAGCGGCGGCGGCATATGTCGGCATGCAGGCCAGCAAGAAGTACGGCGCTGACGCGCTTGGGCAGGCGCAGCAAGCCGCCAATGAGAAACAGAAGGTCGACAAGGCAAATATTGACGCGGGCACGGTTGTTATTAACGCCGACAAAATAGAAGGCAAAGACGGCGCTACAAAGCCTTCCGATAAGCCAGCGGCCGCCGCTGCCACCGCCCCGGGCGCGCCAGCATCAGCCGCGGCTGCCGCCGCAGCAGCCTCTGGCGAAGCCGCCAAACAAGCCCCTGCCACCGCCCCGGGCGCGCCAGCATCAGCCGCGGCTGCCGCCGCAGCAGCCTCTGGCGAAGCCGCCAAACAAGCCCCTGCCAGCTTGGGCGAAATAAACAAGGAGATGAGCGCCATTTCGGGGCGCATGAAAAAAACCGGTGGCTTCTTTGGTTTTGGCGCGAAGGAGACGTTCGCTTCTGCGGAAGATGAAAAGCGGTATCGCGAGCTCAGTGCCGCGAAACAGCAAGCACTTATTGAGCACCAAAAACAGAAAACCACGCCAGCCGATACAGCCGAAAAGAAAGAAGACAAGCCGCTCCCGCCGGCTGCGGAAAAAGCCGCAGAAGACGTTAAGGAAGCCAAGGTCGAACAAAAAGCGCAAGAGGCTGCCGCGCCCGCCGCTACGCCAGAAGCGGCAACTATCGCTGCGGAGGAAGTAAAACAAAAAGCTGACGCGCAGGTAGATGCTGTTGCGGCTACAGACAAACCACTGGACCCGGTGGCTACGACAGAAAACAAAGCGGTCGCTGACGAGTTGCAGAAAAAAACGGCTGCGGCTGCAGTGGCCTCTGCTGTCGGCCCCGCGGCCGCCGAACAAATCGTTAAAGACAAACCCGCTGACGAAGCGGCGTTTAAAAAAGCAACTGAAGCCGCGCTTGGTTACGCGCAAGAACCCGCAAAACAAAACCGCATTGATCCGGTAACAGGGATGCTGACTGCTGGCGCGGAGCAACGCGCCGGCGCCGACGCGCTTCTGAGCCCGGACGGCGGACAAGATATTGCTGCTCAGATGCTCGGCGGCGCGACGCTTGGCGACATAGAGAAAAATCTCGCCGCAACCGGCGAGCTTAAAACAACAAAACCGGTCGAGCCGCAAAAAGACATTGTCGGCGCGGCGATCAGCGAGGTCACTGGCGCATTTCAGCCGGACAGAAATGCTGTACTAAGTGAGGGTAAAGCTGCACGAGACGCTGCGCGAAAAGAGATACTTGAAAAACCGGAGGCTGCAGCCATCCCGGCAGAAAAAACTGGCGCCGCGGTTTCTGGTCGCGCCGCTGCCACATATGGTTCGGCAAACATTTCGCCGGCTAATGTAGCCGCATCTATTTCTCCGCAACAACAGCAAGCCGCCGCCGGTATCGCCGGGGCGCAAGCTTCGTCGAGCGCAAACACAATGACTATTAACGGTCGACTTTCGTTAGACGGCCTGCAAGAAGCTATCTTGGATGCAACCGGCCAGAAAGCCGTATCGACGCCCGGCAACGGCGTACCAGTGGTCGGCGATCCGGCCCCAAATAGGGTGTCGGGCGGCGCCGGCTCTGGCGCGAAGAGGTGACATATGCCGATGGTTTTTACTCCATGTACTGGCGCGGTGCAGCTTAACAGAAAAGAATGTTCAGCGAACGATTTTTTAATCGTGCGAATCGACGGCACAAATTTCACTGATCAGTTCATTCTGCAGGGCGTAACATTAGAGATGTCGGGAAACTACCAGTTCCTTCACACTGTCAATGATTTCGTCTATTTTTACGCGTTTGGCGACCGTATTGGTCTTCTGACACTAACAGGCATAGGCTTTTTAAAAACATGCGACGACGCAAAAGAGGGCGCTAAAATTTTTCAGATATACAACTACTACAACAGCAAAAAGTCGGCTGCAAAAGGCGGTAAGTCTCTGGACGTTGTTCTGATGCCTCCGGCCGGCGGGCCGATCAAGCTGCACGGGTTTTTGACGGGCATGAAAGTCGACGTCACGCAAAGCGACACTGGACCGGTCGGGTACTGGACGCTACGACTTGAAGTGTTGCCGCAAAAGGGTGTCACAGGTCTTTTAGGTTTTGGCGGGCTTTTTGGCTTTTTATGATTAATCACGCACGCACATTACTTCTGAACCAATCTCGCAATCGCGCACATTACAGCGATTACGGCTACGAGTACGTCCCGCCAGAATTCAAACCGGTGGTAATGCCAGCGGTGCTGCAGACACTGCGCCGCCTGCTGTTCGGCGCGGCACCGGATAACTACTTTTTAAATTTCAGGGCTAATGAGTTGCTGGCCTACGTCCACAGCACCGAATTAGCCGAGTACGCCTATCGTTTCGATCCGCGCGTCACGTACTGGCCCAAAAATGATTTGACGTATTTTGAAGCGACAGGAAAGCGTGTGACCATCACGCAGATATTTGGCCAGCCGCAAAGACTTGCCGTCGCAGGCAACTTGTACGCGTTAACAGCCATTGGAAAATCGTTGAATTTTTACACGGTCAGTTTACGAAATGTCGTCGAGGACGGCCTGTTAGTCCCGATCATTGACGTAAAATACGAAGGTAAAAAAAACTCAACGCTCACAGTCCGGGTGCCGAACATCTCTTCTCCCCCGGTGATCACGCTGCCGGACACCGAACTCAGTCTGCGATTAAATCCCAACTCGTATGCCAAAGCGTACAAAGAAATCGTCACAGAATTAAACGATTTTATTGTCGCTGAACAGTACGATAAAAAAGTCTCAGAAGAAAAAGTCGGTATTACCAGCGGCAACATAGGATTAGAGCGGCAGTGGCTGGTAGAAACGCGTGTGAATCCAGCGCCGCTTGTCACAAGCGTAATTCCGGCGATCGAGTTGCTCGGCGAGCCCGCGTTTCTAGAAATCTTCGGGGTAGAGAACAAAGAACCCTATCTGACGTTCAAAAACCTTTGGTTCGATCATCCGTTGCCGGCATATCGGCTCTCGGGTATTGTTTTAGCACTGATCTACCGCACCGAAGAACTTCGAGGCTGACATGGGTAAAGAGCCGTTTATTCGCACAGAATTTCAACTTTCTGTGACTTTTAAGCACAGACGGGGCGGCGAAACGAAGTTTAACGACATCGTCGCCATGTCGGCTACTTTCGCGTTAAATACGATTCCAACTTGCACGCTAGACGTGGCAAGTGGATTAGAAGTTCGTACCTCTAAACGGGCCACCATTCACGACGTTATCGACAAACTGCAGCCGCGCGACCGCGCGATCGTCGAACTTACAATCAAATCGACGGAAGGTCGCAGAGAGGCGCCGATTATAAATGGCATTAAAGACGGCACGTATGTTGTGTTTGACGGCTACTACGCTGGTATTGGTTATCAGCGGTCGCACAATCAGTGCACGTACAACATTCAACTCATTCACTGGCTAGATGACCTCAACTGCTCGTCTATGCTCAATGGCGACTGGACGCAAGGAACACAACACGACGTAGCACAGGTAGCGTCAGCACTTGTGGTTTCAGATTTAACCGCCGCCGGCGGCGATGGGATCGACCCGGGACAGCGACCGACTGGCGGCACAGGCGCGCGGGCTATACCGATGATCGACTCACAGTACCCGATTATACAAGAGGGCGACGAGATTATTGTCACGGCAAAAAACATGGCCGACGACTTGTGGGAAAAAGTTATCAAACGTATTTTCAGGTTCATTTGCACCGCGCGACATCCGCGCAACCAGTGCGACGACACGGAAGGCGCGTCGCAAGAAACCGCGCCGTCGTGGGACGCCCAAAACCCGCCCGACCCAAACCTTGTGCCGAAAGACGCAAATCACGCGGCATGGGCTGCGTTATACAGAATGCCCGGAAAGGTGCCGGCGAAATATCGCGCAAAATTGCCATTGGAACTTGAAGGTTTTGAAACCGACCAAGACCCGCACGCGTTTTTAAGCATGTCGGCGCACGAGGGTTTGTCGCGTTTAATTCTTGATGGAATGGCGTACAACTCGTTTTGGAGCAAACTAATTGGCGATCTGGCGCCGTCATTTTTGTTTGCGATTTCCCCGGCGGTGGATTACGCACAGGCTATACCGTTCTTCCCGGGGCTAAGCAAAAAGGGGCTAACGCCGTACGTCACAATTACAGGCGAAGAATACAACTACGCCAATTTCAATTCCAACTGCGCGAACATGCTCAGCGGAATTGTAATCCACTGGTCGCCGCAAGCCGACAGTTCGCAGGCGATGCCGGGCGGAAAAGTAGAGTCGCAGCTTGGGTTCTGTCTCCCTGCTGGTATGTACCCAAAAGAAAAACAAGATTACGGTCAGCACTGGGGCAACATACTCGTGCGTGACCCGCCCGCGTGGCTTGCGAATCCCGTGTATCTCAATCTGTACACGAAAGATAATCAGTTAAATACGGCTGGCGGCAGCACGTGCGCGCCGCAGGAGGGCAGTACAGAAAACCCTGACGCCCCTTGGCCGCATCGTAAAATAGAGAAGTACTACAGAGAGACAACAAAAAATATTGATGAGCGTGATTTAAACGTGTATGACCGATTTGCCTGCCACTGGTACAAGTCGGCTATTCTCGGGCAACGGTACGGAGAGCTATCCGGCAAACTGCGATTTGATATTGCTCCGGGCAGCATCGTGCGCATCAACCCGCCAGATTCGGCCCTCGGCAAAGAGAGCACGCCGATGCACGGGGCGGTAGTGCAAGTTTCGTTTGCTATCAACGCAGAACAGCACACGGCCGGCACATCTTTTTCGTTCAGCCACATTCGCACGAATAAAGAAAACAATATAAACGATTCAGTGAGTAAAATACATTACGTCGGATCACGCGCGCCAATTTATAAAGACAATCCAAGCGACGGCGCTCCTTGGCCCGGAGGTCCGCTTGTTATCGGGCAAGAGCCCGACAGAACCGGCGATATAGACAACGACCCACCAGAATTTTTAGCGCCCGGGACATTTATGATTTAGCGTGACGTATGAATAAAAACCAGCAAACAAAAGGAATGCCGTCAATTCTGGGCGACATTACGCCGCCATTTTCGGGGCAGACTCAACACGGGTCGTCACGCGACTTTGACACGCTTTACCCTGCGTGGCAAACGAGCCAGACGCCGGAACTGAACACAAAAATAATAGGCGCCGTCCAGCCGATCATCGACACGGCAGTCAGCAGTTACGCTGGAAACGCCGCAAGCCCGACCGTTAGAAACAAAGCAAAGATTATGGCGTTAAAAGCGCTGCAGTCCTACGACCCGAATCGCGGTAACGTAAAAACGCATTTACTGTCGCAGATGCAGAGTTTGCGGCGGCTGGCAGCGCAAGAGCAAAACATCATTTCTATCCCGGAGCAGGTCGGATTAGATTTTCAGCGGCTTGGTGCGGCGGAAAACGAGCTTCGCGACAGCCTAAGCCGCGACCCGACAGATGACGAACTCGCGGACATGACCGGGCTTTCTATACGGCGCATCAAGAAGATACGCAATTTCCATCAACCCGTATCCGAAGGTATGACAGCCCGACGAGACAGCAATAGCGATGACGACACCAACACAGACGTTGCCAGCACGCTCCCAAACGCCACGAGCGCGACTGACGCGTGGCTGGACTTTGTATACGGTGATTTGTCGCCAGTAGATAAGCTTGTAATGGATATGACGCTCGGCCGTAACGGCAGACGCCCGGCAAGTACGCAAGATATAGCACGCCGTTTAAACATAACGTCGGGCGCTGTTAGTCAACGGGCGGCAAAAATTCAAACCATGCTTGATCAGCGGTACAAACACAATTTTTAAGGTGTAACATGGGGCATCCCAAAGGCGGGCCAAAAGCCAAAGTCGATCCAAAATTCGAAGACCGCGTCAAAGACCTTGAAGACAAAGCCAACGATTTTTCGGAGCATTTTCGTAATCATACGCGGTTTCGAAAATGGCACACACCCGAAAAAGTCACAGACATTTTAGACGTCCCGTCCATCGACAACCCGACATGGGACCGAAACGACATCAACGAGTTGTATTCCGAACAAATTGTCGGGAAGGCTGGTGATCAGGCCGGTTCTTTTGGTGACGCGCAGGCTATGAAGTGGCAGGCTGATTTTATGGCGGTAGAAGAGCGTGCTTTCCGTACACGGCACGCAAGCTTTGTGCGCTGCGCCTCGCTGGCGCACGGCCGTTTAAACGGACACGGAAAAAAAAGCCTAGGCATCTTTTCGTTCTTGAAAGACGGTATAAACACCGTCATCAAGTTCGGCGGCATGAGAAAGTAGGCGCTTTATGGCATTAGCCGATTACGTAAACAGGAAATACGACTACTTAGCGCTGCAAAACACCACGGCTAAGACGGTCGGCACGAGAGAAAAAAAGCTCGGGCTTGAGCTTTTTAACAAAACTACGTCTGGACAATTAACCACGGGCGTTCAAAAACTAGCGCAACGGTGGCTACTAGAGTTTATGACAGAACTTGGCTCGATGCCGGGTCTGCCAAACCGCGGCACAAATTTTATGCGCGCGGCCAGAACAGGGCAGTTTCGCGTGCCCCTAAACGTACAGGCAGAATTTGCCGTGGCCGAAATAAACATCCGTCGAAACCTGTCGGCAGAAGAAACAGCAAACATGCCAGATGACGAGCGGTATGCCGACTCCGAGGTGCTGAACATCGCTATTTTACCCGGATACGACGTGTCGGAGGCCAGCGGCACATCTGCGGTGTTTTTGTCTTTAGGTGTTAGAATTACAAGCCGGGCAGGCGACACCAGAGAAGTCATTCTGCCTATAGAAATAGTGCCGCGAGGCTAAATATGCCACTTGAAATAACCAGCTTGCGAGAATTGTCGCCGGAGCAGATTGCGGCCGTGACAGCTACGTTGTCGCAGCTTATGCAGGAGCGCCACCCAGAAGTAGAGCTAAGTCGCGGTGTATTTCACGACTTGGTGCTCTATTTCAATGCCGTTTTAAACGCGGCTGTAAAAGAAAATATTGATCGCGTCATGCAGAGCAACAGCCTGCTAGCGATTACACAAAATCCGGCGTTAGCTGAAGATGCGCTGGTCGATCAGGTATTGTCAAATTTTAACGTTACGCGCGACCCCGGGTCGCGGGCTACCGGCTCCGCTACGTTTGTTTTCTTGCTCGACAGGCAAACTGTAATTCAAAACGACATCGACTTCTCCGCGAACGACCGGATTTTCCGCGCGGCGAGCACTTACACATTTTTGCCGACGGGTAGTGTGGCCACTAAAACAAATGAACGCGTCTTGCTCGCGGTGGGTGACGGCACGTATTCCGCGTCGATTCCCATGCTCGCGACAACCGTGGGGGATGCGAGCAACATCCGCCGCGGTACGCCGTTTACCGCAAACGCCAGCCCCGGTAACGTGTCAGCCGTTTTTGCCACAAGCGATTTTGTTGACGGCAAAGACCCAGCAACAAACGAAATGTATTTGAAAAAGCTGGGCGACGGGCTAACGGCAAAGACAATCGGTAGTCGAAAAAGCTATGAGGCGTTTATTCGAAGCTACCCGGAATACAGAAATATTTTGCACTGCTCTGTGCTCGGCTGCGGCGACGTCGAGCAGCAGCGCGACCAGCACAGCATTTTCCCGATCTCAGGCGGCGGGAAAGTAGATATTTATCTGCAGACAAATTCGTCTGCGCAAGAAATTGATCACACGCTAGAAGCTACGTACGTCGGCGTTAGCGAGGGCGGCACTATTTGGCAGGTTTCTATCCCTAAAAACGCGGCGCCGGGTTTTTACGACATAACCCGTGTCGCAAAGATTGGCGACTCCACGACCAACGGTTATGCCGTTGTACAAGACCTTCGCAACGTAGACTTGTCTCAAGCGTCGTTCGCTCCTGATATTGTCCACGTGTACGAGGGCGTGTACAGCCGATATCAGGCCGCCATTATTCGTTTTGAAGACTCCGACACGTTGTCATCTGGTTTGACCGTAAACAAGAGCAAGGCGCTATACACAGTGACTACACGAGGTATGCCGCTCATCGGAGATATACACGACACGCTCACGGCCCGCGATAATCGGCCGCGGGCTACGGACATTCTTGTGAAGGCGGCCGTGCCGTGTTTTACTCGGATCGCTTTTGAAGTTCGCACCGAGACAAATGAAATCATCAGCGCAGATAAGCTGCAAGAGATTAAAAAAGCTGTTGTTACTGCGGTGGCTGAAGTAGGCTTTTCTGGGCAGTTGCACGCCTCGGTTATTGCGAACGCTGCCCATAAGTTTTTAACAGGCCGGCAAGCTGTCGGGGCGGTTGATATGTTTGGTAAAATCCGGCGGCCAGACGGCACATACGCGTATCTGCGTGACAACACGATGTTAGCCATTCCGAACGACCCCACGCGTCTAGTCACGGGCCGTACAACGGCTTTTGTTGTGGGCGTCGACGACGTATCTATCTCGTACTCAGCCGCTGGCTTTACGCTCTGAGCCAAAAATGAAAAAAAACGAGTATGTATATCCGGGCTCGGACCTTGATCGCAGTAAGGTGCTCATATCTCTGCTAGGGAGTTTTTGGTCGCGCACGTACACCGGCATAGATCAAATTCACTCGCATGTCGATGCGACGGCTTATACTGTCGCGCAGTCCCACAGAAATCTTTTAGAAACCGTGGCTGCGCTAAGCCGGTACGACGTGCCGCTATTTCACGAAGAGACGATAGCCCCGGTGGCGATTCGCCGAAGTCAGTTGAATTCGGCTGCGACAAATACGACTCGTTTTGACCGCACAGCAGAAAAAATTGATGCCGGCCTGCAGTTTGACAAGCCGATGCAAGGTGAACTGTTTTCTTTTCCGCTGCCGGCCAGTTTCCGCGGAGCGACCGCACTACTCAATAAGATTACGTACCCTACTGTCGCGCTGCTGGAAAACATCGACTTCTCCGTCGACCTGTCGCGTAACGCGCTTGTATTTACCAGCAATCCTTTTGACAACGCTGGATTTTTCCGTCGTGTTGTGGCGAACGGCAGCGAAACGGATGAAGAAATCACACTGTGGGCGTTCTACGGAAAATTTGACTACGAGTATGTGTTCCGGCAGTTTGCGTACGCGGTGGGAATCAAGCTGCGCACAAGCCAAAATTATAAAGACCTGACGAACGCGATATTCAGCAGCTTCGTCGACGGCGGCGCGTCCGCAAAAAACTTAGACCTCGCTATCGCAGCAATCTGTGGCATCCCGGTCGTTATTGACCCGCAGGAGACAGTGGAGGTTGTGGAATACGACGCGACAGGACTGCTCGTCGTTACCGATAAAAACGTCTATAAATTTCACGAGGACGCCGAGCCGGCCGTCAGCGCCGGGATGCTTGTCCGCGCCGGCGATCCTCTTGTGCGCGCCTTCGAGATCAACGAATTTTTTGTCGGCGGCACGTATTTAAAGGACATAGACGACCCGATTGATAGGCCGACTACGACAAAACTATTGACAACGAATTTTTATGAGACGCTAACGGCTGAAGACAGTATCGACGACTTAGTGGTGTCCGCACCACCATCCTGCCCGGTCAAAAAAGACTTAATGGCGTTAGCGCTCGACAACAACTTCTTATCGACCTGCTTCTACGGTGACCTTGTATTTGAAAACAAAGTTGTGCCGTTGATCGTCGACACCGAACACCCAAGCGGGTATACATTTGTTCGGTTTGCGGTCGGCGGTTATCCGGCAGACGTAGATCGCTTTTTTCAGGAAATACATGCCCGCGGTGTCGAATCAGCAGAGACAAACCGAACAACGTGTTTTTTACACCCCAACGAATATCGCACGTTTTTAGACCTACCCGAGACAGGGCTTGTAGACAAAATTTACAAGACGCTAGACGATAACAGATATTACGACTGGATACCGGTAGACCCTCGCCCAGAATCGGGGCCGACGGGTAGGTACGAGCAGATTACGCAGTTGCCGCCATTTAAAAAGCTGGGCACGCTGGCGCACCTGCTCGACAAGCGCCGGCAGCCCGACGGCGAGCCAACAGAGAAGAACTTACCCAAAGAAATAAACCCGCTGCTGTTTATCATCGAAAACGTGCTTAGAAATAACGTTTTTGTCGTCAGAATCAATGTTTCGGCGCTGGGACAAAATCGCCTCGGGCTGTACAATATACGGCATCTGCGGCAGGTTGTTCCTCCGCAGACAGCCATGATTGTCGTATTTGAATTAGCGGCAAAATCTGACAAAATCGACGCTGACGAGTACGTTCCTGACGCGTTAACAACTTTTACCGGAATCGAACCACAACTTGACGTTGTAAACGAAACACACGTAAAAGACCTTGGGGTCCTAATTAACCGGATATCAGGCACGTGCCAGTGAGGGACGCATGACAGACGATACGATTAGCGGCGGCAACGGCGTCCGCGGGCACATAACGCTGTGGCAAATCGACGAGACCACGGGTCTTAAAGTCCCGGTGGGCTCGCAGAAAAACCAAATTCAATATTCGTGGGGCTTTATTGCCGCGAAACAGATCGGTTACAGACCGAACCCAGAGCGCTACAACTACAACATCTCCGCCGTGTATATCGAGTTCGAAAATCAAACAGACCCCGAAGTCGAAATATCTGTAGCGCCGTTTTCGCGAGACCTTGGCATTGCGTACTATAACGACTTGGCGGAATCACCCAACCGCGACTTTTTACGCATTCCGCTGATCATAGAGCCTGCTGGCGGTGTCTCCAGCGGGTACGAGGCGAAACTTCCGACAGAGCAACAACTCAATAAGCTGACGTTTTTTGTTCAAACTGTCGGCACACAGGGTGTACACGGAAAAACATTCAGCCATAACGCAGAAGGCGGCACAAGTAAAGTGTACGCCGCGGCACTCGTAGCTGCGCCGCTTTACAGTGACAGAACAAAAGACGTTGTTTTTGCTCGCACCATGTTCATCCCGTCGAATCAAGTAACAAAAGAAGCGTCATCGCAAATCGGTCTCACGTGGGACATTGCGTTTGAGTAAATAACATAGCCGGAGGACAAGGATGTCCGCGAACTGGCCCCACAACATTAAGCACGTAACGCCCGGCGAGCCCGTACAGGCTGGCATTGTCGGACGCCCTGACCGCACCTTAGAGGAGCGGACGGAGTATTTGAAGGAACGCCTCGACGCGGCCGAACTCGGTCGCGCAATTTTCGAGGTGGACGCCACTGTATCTCCAGACGTGCTTCCCGGCCAGCCGGTGTACTGGAACTGGAGCACAAATCGCTACGAAAAAGCGCTCGTAGCCGTCGAACAAGACCCCACGACGCAAGTATTTTCGACTCAGCCGTCCAGCGAATGCGTTGGCATGTGCTATCGCAAAAAAGCAGCCGACCGCGCTGACATTGTGTTGCGCGGTTTAGTTGTTTTTAACGATCTGGCAAACGCCATCGGCCCGACGGTCGAGCCGGGTAAGTATTACTTGTCCGCGGTTGAAGCTGGGAAGCTGTCGAAACAAAAACCGCCAATCACGGTCGTTGTGTGCCATGTGCAGGGCCCGCGCGATAACTGCTCAGACAAACTGCGCGTTATCGTCATGCCTCAGACGCGCGACTATGTCGAAGAACACACGCACTACCGCTTTGATCTTTTTCCAAAGCCGTGCGGAACGAACACTTTATACACGGATGACGACGGCGAGCAACGCCACCGCATAGACAATGTTAACCCTGAACTGCAAGGCTGGTTGCCTGCCGATCATCCAACCTTTCGCCGCGACCCGGACGATGCGACAACAAATTACGCGCCGCCCGGGGCGATTTTTGGCTACAACCTGAAAAAACACGCTGCCCTAAACAGAGTGTGGCCGCCCATACCGATTCAATCGGTGTCAATGATTTGGGACAAAGGTCTTAATCTTGTCGGCGCAACGGAGATTCCGCTTGGTGCTTCTGGTTTAGCCGTCTGCGACGTCAATGGCATTTGGTGGATGAGCAACTGCCAAGGCGACGTGCCGTGGCCGGCTAACTGGACGCCGGATTACAACACCGGTTCCGGTCTTGGCGACGAATGCCCGCGCAACGAAGTTATGCGCGTGGTCGTGATCTACCTGCGCATGTTGCTCGGAAATGATCGCAGCGTAGTGACCAGTCTCGTGCAGGACGTAGACACAGTAGACGGCGAAACAATCGTTGCGCCGGTCGCGATTACAAACTGCGACGATTTGCCAGCCTCGACGGGCGACCTAAAGCTCAACGTTGATTTGCAATTTGCAAAAACAGAGGCCATTGGCGGGCAAGCCGTAAAAGGCGTAACGAATCGGCATCAGCTTGCTCGGGGCTGGGTGGCAGAAGGCGTTGTCACAACCACGCCGACGTATTTAACAGTAACTGGCTCGCGCAGCGCGTCGATGCCGGTGTCGGTTTCCGTAGCGCCAGAGGCGATTTTTACTTGCGCTAATCATGGTTTTACAGCCGGAACAAAAGTGCGTCTTGTACCGGGCGCGGCCAGCACGCTCCCGTCCGGCGTACTGGCAAATACAGAATACTTCGTTCTCGACCGCGACCTCACGACAAATTCTTTCAAGTTGTCGTCGTCAGCTAAAGGAACACCGCTTACAACCACAGCCGCCGGCGTCGGTACGTTTCGGGTTATATCCGGCCGCTACCTGACGGACGCAGAAAAAATTAGTCTGGGCATCGGCACCACAAACAAAATACCTGTGCACCAAGGGCTGTTGCGCATTGACTACACAGACGATCTTGTAGAGCGAGAAATATCACCGCAAATAATCCGCTTAAGTGACACAGTCGAACGACTGTATATGGACATTCCGTATCTGGGTTTTCCGGCTGGGCAGAACTCGTTGCTGCGAATCCGACTTAACGTGCCAGAAGTAAATGTCGATCAGAATCTGAAAATGAAGATTCGTGTTCGGCTATTCGGGCGGGACGGCAGTCCGACGACAAATACAGCCTTGCCGCCGATGTACATGTCGTATCGCCGGCTTCCGCGACCCTACGCTAGCACGCTGCCACTTCCGACAGTTGATACAGACATTACGTTCTTAGATGACGTATCGCTGCCGACGCACCCTGTGCTGCCAATCGACACGGCAGTCGAGCGGGACAGCGAAGAATTCGGCGTGCAGGCCGGAGACACTGTGCTCGTAACGCTCGAACGTCGCGATAACAACGCGTACGACAATGACGTGGGGGTTTTACGCATCGCGGGAATCGTCCGCAGCGCCGATGGAGTATAGGTGAGCCGCTATGCCTATTGGAAATTGGAATCTACAGTGGCTCAACCATAACTCGCAGCGGTCATATCCGCTGACGACGTGGGCAACAAAAGTAGACGTAAAAGAAGCGATTCGGCTTCCAGACAGCTTTATTGTCGCGATGTATCTCCCAATCAGCGCCACGATAAACGCAGACACAAGCCGCTTTTTCTTAAAGAACGTCCTAATCAGCCCGACAGGTTTTAACATCACTGTCGGATACTTGAACGCCGAAGGTGACGCGATTGACGTCGCTGCCGCCAACATTGCGCGCGCGACATACGCGCCGAACAGGGCATATGCGCTCGGCGGTATTGACGAATTTAACGACACTATCGGTCATGTTGTACTCGGAACTTTAGACGAGATAGATAAGCTCGCGCCCGGATACTATACGTTCGACCTAGCCGGCGGAGCGTTAGAAGCAGACGTTATCAGGCCAAACATTCGTGGCGTATCCCGGCTGCGCGTAACAAATAACAACCAAAGTAGCGAGTACATTTATGGCGACGTAACGCTCGTCGCGGGCACAAACATTCGCATCAGCGTGGCGTACACGCCCACCGACACGAAAATAATTTTTGACGCTATCTCAGGCTTGAACTTAAACGCAGACTGTATTTGCCCTACGCCAAAAGAAGGCGAGTGCATCCGTTGCATCAACGGCGTCTGCAGCGATAACGGCACGTTCACGCTTATCGCGAACGAGTGCGTTCAGTTGGCTCCGGGAAATAACAGTCTGACTCTCCGTGATGTGTGCGCGCAACCATGCTGCGGCTGCGCCGAGCTTGACGAGTTAAATACGCAAATTGACCGCTTCAGAGACGGCGTAACGACACTGCAAAACTTCGTAAGCCGTTTAAGCGCAGAGGTAACACAAATGTCACTCGTCGTGCTTGGAAGCAAGATCGGCGACACCGGCTGCGGCAACTGAGGTGAAACATGGCGCAGCAAACAACCGCCGATGACAACGCGGGAATCGGCGTCGGCGTCGTGCAGCCGCAAAGCGGATTAGATTATCCTTTTGTTGCGCCGGGGCTGAACGCGAATCCGACGTATCTGTTAGACGTCAGAGAATTGTTCGCGGATTTCTATTTGTCGTATGACGATCCCGGCTATTACCGGGCAGAACCGGGCGTTGCACACCCGTTACGTATTTACTGGCTTTACGGCTTTGGCGATGGCCCCGCATGGTCTGCCGGCGCCCAGCCTATAAGCGACATTAGTATTCCGGCCCCGGAACACGCAAAAGATTTAATCGTCGTCGATAGCCAAGATAATGTCGTTTTTAACTCCACGCTGGCCGACGAGTACACCGAGACCGTATGGGGCACGCATTACAAGATTTTTGAGTGGCGCCGCACGTTCAATCCAACGGCAACGACTACGCGGGTAGCCGTGTGCCGCGCAGTTCAGTTTTTGAACCTGCACACAAACACAGCCATTCCCGATCGCCCCATCGAGTTCTGCCCGCGAAACGCCGTGCTTGACGAGCGCACGATTGAAAAAATTCCCAAGCGTATTTTGGCGTTGCGTGTGCAAAACGGCAATTGCGTTACGCCGTGGTTTAACGAAAAAGTCACGCTGGTGAACGGCCACAACACAGAAATAGACCTCGGTGAGTCTGCGTCGATTTTGACTAACGTTCCCACGCTTACAACAAGCTTGCGCGGTAACAACGACATAATGTTTAAGGCCGTTGCCGGTTCTGGTTTTGGGCAGTTTGGACTGTGCGCAACAGGAATTTGCGACGACGCGCCGCCGACCAATGTCTGCCCGCCCGGACAAGACCCGGCCGTTAAAATCTGCAAAGACGTCGAGGGAGAAGAAATCAAGTCGCTCAACGGGGTCGCACCTGACGCGAACGGCAACATAAATCTGAACGCGAACGACTGCCTTTTCGTGCGCAAACCGGCAGCATATACCGCAGATACACCGCATGATTACGCCGTAGTAAACGGACAAGAAACTCGTTCGGTTATTCACGTCGGAGCCGATTGTCCGCCCTGCTGCGCCTGCGACGATTATTTATCGACGGCACTCTATCTAAAAGCCGTACGCGACCAGTACGCGGTAATTGGCGAAAGAGTAGGCGCGTCGCAGCAACTTCACGCGCAAAACGTAGCGCGATGGAACGACCAGCGCGTTTGCCGGACTAAGAGGCCGTTGCGGCTTATTCTCGTGCCACAGCCGTGTCCGTGCATGGACGTCGTGGCTATGTACTGCAATCAGTGCGAAGATTGTTCTGAGAGCGTGCGCTTAACCATTGTTTTCGACTCCTCTCCGGGCGGCGGATCGGGCACGGTTGACCCGCGTTACACACAGATCGTGGGTAACGATTTCAGCGTGCCGGCAACGTTGAACGGCGGCTGGCCGGTGTTCTCAGTCGACTTCCCAACCGTTAAATCTGGTGAATCTGTTTACGTCAAGTTTCGATTGTGTTTTTGCCCGTCTTATCCTTACGCTATACACGGCAGTTTAACTGGGATCAAAAGCACAGGCCCAATCAAAGCTGGCTGTGAACCTGAAGCAGACGCCGCGTTAGCAGAAGCAAATCAAACTTTAGATTGCGAGCTTTAATATGCCAATTCGCAATCAGAACTGGTACAACCTGCAAGCCACGCGCCGTTATCCGCTCGATGATACATCTACCGGCGAGGACGATACTGGCAAAACAATTCGCGACGACATCATCGTCGATTGCCATATTCGCTACCCGTCGACGATTGGCGAGCACCTGTTTGTACAGGCCATAAACATTACGCCCAATCTTATCACTGTCCTGTTCGGGCTGGCGCAAACGCTGGACGACACAGAGTCCCCGACGGTTGCCACAATTACGGTTGATAAACCAGCAGAACGAAACGTCAATTACAGCATTACAGCTTTCGTTCCGGGCATCAGCGGCTGGGTTGCGTTCGGACCGGGCATCGAAACGCCTTTTGTCGGCCGCTACTCTACGCCCAAACAGACGCTCATCGGAAACAGGAACGCGCGTCCGTATCAGCCGCTCCCAATCCCGACGATCGGCAAGGTGGGACTGCTGGAATCACTGCAAGGCATAGTCAATTTAATCGCTGAAAGCCCCGTCACCGCGACATATCACGAAAATTACGTCGTACCCAAGTACGACCCCGAAACAGATCAAATTAACGAACTTCCAGTTACAGCGATCGTCTTCTCGTCTGACGCGCCCACCGCGCAATTCAATCCGTTGACCTTTTTTCTGCCACCATGCGGACAGCGGCCAGAAAACGGAACCTGCCCGAAGCCACCGATCGAGCGCATCAACGGCGTAGACCCAGACTGCGACACCGGCAACATTGACATCGTTTTTAACGACGGACTTACAGGCCGACCGTTTGCAGAATGCGGCGGTTTAGACATCACAACCGATCTTGGACTGTCTGCGGCGTGCGGCCCAGATAAAAACGACAAAAAAACCGGTAAGGACGAGTGCCCATGCGAAGAGCCCGACGCGGTAAGTAACTACTGCTGGCCAACTGCGATAGATGACATCTTTGATCCCGCAGCATGCCCGGAAGAACAATTTTCTTGCCCGGCGCTTCCATTCTGCGTGTCACTGGCTTACGAGCAAGATGCGCTCAGCGTTACAAACGGCAGTTTTAGCGTCGCCAAGACTGTGGCGCCGCCGGCCAGTTGCTGCGACGTGGGGGAGCCAGATTTTTCAAATCACGAAGTTTGGGTCGCGTCGAGTGCTGCTGGCCTGAATATAGCGCTCTATCCGGCGTGCGCCGCCGACTGGGCGTACGACAAGATTATCTCGACTGAGTTCCGATTAAAGACTGGCGGGCTCAAACAAAATGGCGGCGTCGTTTTAAACCATATGCGCGTGCAAGAAAACGGACGCTGCCGTACAAAATACTACGCAGTGATATTTGACGGCAGCGCGGCAGAGTTGCAACTTTACCGTTTTGACGGCGCATTGCTTATTAAAGAGAACAAAGTATCCGTACCGAACGTTGTCGGAAATTGGTACAAAATATCGGCTTTTGCTACCGAAAGCAGCGGGTCATCGACAATCTCTGGCACGCTTTACGACATGACTACCGGCGAGATCGTGGCCACGCTCACTACAAACACACCAGACTATGAAATGGTAAATGGGCGCGCCGGCATTATCACAAACTCGGCCATAACGCAATTTAATCGCTTCGAGATAACCTGATGACCGACGCCGCACGTATTCTATTCCCGGACTTTCGCGAAGAGCAGCGCGACTCTCGGTATCCGTTCGTCGACACAGCAAACCTGCTGGCGACAGATGGTCTAACGGCCATCCAGCGCGACACGTTTATCGACGCCGTATTTCACATTATTGGCGCGGGCAATCGTGTTTACATCTCGTCTGTAAAAATTGAGTCACAAAAAGTAACGATTACCCTCGGCGACGAAACGACAGACGCCGTAGCCGCGGCAACATTCGCTCCAAGCCCCATTGCCGCAACCGCGTCGGGCGGGCTAGCAATTTACGACTTGCTTGGACGACCCGCCGGCACGTTAGTGGCGACAAAAGACAACTTGTCGTTATTTACAGGTTGGTCAATCGGCACCTACGAGTTTACGCGTGAAGCAACAGAGTTTGTATCGACCACGGTAATCCCGACAAGAGAGCCCGGCGTCCGTGGGTTGAGCCCAGCCACAAAAGAACTCATCACCGGCGACGTATGGTTAATTGGCGACGGCGGCGTCACATTTCGATACGGTGGCGTGCAAGACGGAAAACAGATCATCCGCGTCGACGTCACGGGCGTGCCGCTTTCAAATCGGTTTTTGTGCGTGCCGTATGAGCGGTTTCAATCAAAAAACTTTGTGCGCACAATTAACGGCTGTCCCCCCGACGAATATGGCAACTTTACAATTACCGCGACCGGTCATGAGATCGACGACACTGTGTTGCGGGTCACACAAGCTGACGGCATAATTTTTATAGACGCTGTCGGAAGAAAGGTGGTGTGATATGCCTCGCCCGGGTTTTTACAACGACAATGAATACCGCGCGTACCCGTTTATTTTCAAAGCCGGTGCGGTGGCCCTTCCTTACTCAACCGTGGTGGACTGCGGAATTATCATGGGCCTCGACAGCGAATTTGATGGTGAAGTTCATGAAGTGTGGCTGCAGCAAATCAAACGCCTAAACAACACATTTGAATTCGAGTTTGCCACGAACGCCCCGGGAGCCGCGCAAAAGCCGCTGGTGTTCCAACGCGACGTCGATACAGCGGAGTGGCTGATGGAAGACGCCGAGTCCGAGCCATATGTTAAAGACGTCAATAGCTGCGCGACCGAGCCCGCGTGGTCCGGGTTTCTAGTTACGGGCCCGCTGAAAGATTTAGAAGCCGCGCTGCCGAACGACGGAACAATCACTCTCGGGACGGCTTACACACTGGAGCCAGCACGTATTCAAAGCCTTGTTCGAAGCTATTTAAGAGCAGTCTCGCTTGGAAATTTTTCTCGGCCGCGGGCAAGATCGGCGTGCGACAATTCACCCGGCACGCCGCGACATGTTGTAATAAACAAACGATGCATTGCGGGAGATATTAGATTTAAAGAGGGCTACAACGCGCAAATTCGACAACGCGTACTTACAAACGAGATCGTCATTTCCGCTGGCCGCGGCTTTGGGGCGCAGTACGACGCAGAACTGTGCCAGAACCACGGGGAGATTCCATTTTACGACGGAGAGCAAAAGCCCATTTTGTTCCCCGCGGCGGATGGACGGCCAGAGGTACGGAGCAAATTTTTTAGCGGCGGCCCAGCGTGTGACGAACTTGTGTCGTCTATAAACGGAGTAACCGGACCAGATGTTACAATCGTCGGCGGCACTGGCATCAACGTGCGCGTCGATCAGGACAATCCAAATACCATACTCGTGACCCTGTCGACGACCAACATCGCCGGCAACTGTTAACAGGTCGTGCGATGACAGATTTTTTCTTCAAAAACAACAAGTGCGGTATCGCAAACAAGGTCGAGAAGTCGGACTTCAAGTTCGTCTTTGACTGCGACATCGTACCGACGCCGCCGCCGATTTTTGACTGCCCGCCGCCGATCGTGCCGCGCGAACCTGAAATTCCGTGCCCTGTATTCGACGTCAAATCGAAACTGCAGGTCGGTTACGCCGATGGGGCTGATAGAGACGTCGATAACTGCGACGTCAAAGAGAACAAAATCAAGTTTGAGATCAGCAAGCGCGTGTTTGACGGCTGCCCCGCGCCAAACGACTGCGAATTTGATGTTGACCTCGAAATTGATATCGCCTTTCCTGCGCCCCCGTGTCCTGACCTGAAAGTCAACACGTTCAGCGTTAAAAGCGGCTTTGCCGATCAGCCGTGCGCGCAAGAAGAAAGCAAATTTAGCATCCGCACAAAAAAGATTCCGGGAAAGGACTGCAATGATCCCGGCTCGTGCGAGTTCGAATTCGACCTTGAAATCAACGTCCCTATTCCGCGCGCGCCGTGCCCGAAAATCAACGTTAGGACATTTAACGTCAGCAGCGGCGACCCAACCCGGTGCGGCGTCGGGAGAAACCGATTTGAGATTACGCCAAATCATCGGCCGGGTACAAATTGCGACGACCCGGGCGAGTGCAACTTTGACGTAGACCTCGAAATACACATCCCAATTCCGCGTCCACCATGCCCGGAAATAAAAATAAATGTTTTTGACGTCAAGTCCGGTTATGAAACAGCCGACTGCAGCGGTGAAAACAAATTTGAGATTCGGCGCATTATCGAAGAGCCGCCGTGCGACGATCCGTTCAAACAGTTTAAGTGCGACTTTGAAGTCGACCTGCGGATATTTATTCCGATTCCGCAGCCGCCATGCCCTGAGATCAACATCAAAACTTTCTCGGTCAAAAGCGGGTACGCCGGTTCTGACTGCGCAAACGGAAGAAACCACTTTGAAATCACGACGAGAAAAATTCCGGGAGATTGTACGAACCCGGACAAATGCGAGTTTGACGTCAGTCTAGAGATTAATATCCCGCTGCCGCCAATCGTATGCCCGACAATTGTCATAAAAACGTTTAAAGTAACAAGCGACTACGCTGATCAATGTGCGCCCGGCCGAAACCGATTTGCGATCACAACGCGGCACGTCGAGCCAGAAAACTGCACGGACTCGGCGCCGGAGTGTAATTTTGACGTCGAGCTTGAGATTGACGTGCCGATCCCTCGGCCGCCGTGTCCTGAGATCAAAGTCAAGACATTTGAAGTGACGACCGGTTACAAGCTAGACAACTGCGCGCGGGGCGAGAACAAGTTCATCATCACGCGGCGAACGGAAAAAGCCCCGTGCGGCGACGATAAAAAAATTCAGGACGTGTGCGAGTTCGACATCGAACTCTCGATTGACGTTCCGATTCCAGTACCACCGTGCCCTGAATTAAACGTCAAAAAATTTGAAGTCAAGACCGCCTACAAGTTAGACGACTGCGAGCAGGGCGAAAACGTATTCAAAATTACAAAACGCATCACGCCCCCAACATGCGACGATGCGCCGCAATGCGAATTTGATTTTGAGCTCACAATCAACGTCCCGATTCCCGTGCCGCCATGCCCGGATATCGACGTCAAGACGTTCAAAGTAAAGGTCGGCTACGCCGACACAGATTGCGCGCAAGGCGAAAACAAGTTTGTCATAAAAAAGACGGCCACGCCGCCAAGCTGCGACGGCTCGACAGCGGGCGATTGCAAGTTTGATGTTGAGCTTGAGATCAACGTCCCGATTCCAGTGCCGCCATGTCCCGAGATCAACGTCGGAACTTTTAAGGTCAAAAGCGGTTATGCACGTTGCATTAGCGGCTCAAACAAATTTACTGTCAGAAAGAAAGACATCCCCTCCGTACCAAATTGCGACAACCCCGAGCCGCCCAAATGTGAATTTGAAATAGACCTTGAGATCAACGTTCCTATTCCCGAGCCGCCGTGCCCAGAGATCAACGTTAGCTCGTTCAGTGTCAACTACATAGAGTACGCCGGCACGCAAGGACCGCCGAGCGTGGGCGGTTGCAATCAATTCGTAATCAATAAGCGCGAAACGCCACCGTCATGCGACGGCGGAGGCGGAAATTGCGAATTCGATATTGACCTGCAACTGTGCATCCCGGTGCCCAGAATAAAATGCCCCGTATTTGTCACCCGCTTTAAAGTCGAAAGCGGCTACTCTGATTGCGTCAGCGGTAATAACGTTTTTGAGATCACAGGTAGCGACAACAACGGCGAGTGCGTATTTGACGTCAACCTAGAAATATCTATTCCAATACCCAAGCCGCCGTGCCCAGTCGTTCGGACAAATCTGGTGCTCGGGACGTTCCTGTCAAATTGCGGCAAAGGCGGCGGTGTATTTGACGTCTCAACTGAAATTATTCCGGGCGGCTGCGGCGCGCCAGACGCGTGTTTCTTCGACTTCAATCTTGAACTCTACATACCCATCCCAAAATTTGTAGAAGACGTTGTTTTTGCGGCGCCCAATCCAAAACTCGACGTCAGGTGGTGCGAACCAAACTTCGCTGGTGGTTTACTCCATCCGCGCGTTTCATTCGTCAAAATGGCTTTTATAAGGAAAGCCGATATTTGGGCGAACGCGTGCGATCACGGACAACGCATTGCATACGACGTCGATTTTCAACTGGATATCGTACTGCCGCCTCTCCCGTGCAGTTATTTTAAACTCAGCCCCAAGAAGCCAGAGTTCCCTGTCCGCCGCGTTAAAGAGAACAAAGAATATCTGAAACTGTCTGTTGTTCCAAAGCCGTCTATTAACTGCAACCCGTGCGAATACGAATTTGATATCGACATTCAACTGCGCTGCACGCCCTGCCCGGTTTTTCACAACAATCCGGCCAAGATAGACTTCATCCTGCCCACAGACCCGCCGCGAGGTAAAGTAGAAATTGCTGCGAGACCGAAAGCAGACTGCGAGTATCCATGCGAATATGACGTCAATTTTGAGTTGTATCTGCCAAAGCCGTGCGTACCGAAATTCAACGTCCTGCCGCCGAGAGTCAATCCGTGTATTTACAGTGATGCCGCGACGTGGGAAACCTGCCGTCCCGAGGACAGCGAGTACATTAATCTCACTATTACGCCGTCCATCTCCGGCAACGCGTGCGAATACGACGTCGAAATCTATACCAAGCCGCCGTGGTATGTGCCGCGAGAAGTGGAGTGCGACGAGTTTGATACCTCATACGGCATTAAGGTTCAATACACAGAAGAAGACCCGCCACCAGACGGAACGTTAACAATTACGCCACGGGCGTTTGATCCGCTGATCGACAAACACTGTACGTACGATGTCGAAGCTGACATATACGTATCTACTAGGGGCTGCATTCCTAGCTTCAAAGTCCTCCCGACAAAACTTAATCCATGCTACTACAGCGATGCGAGTACGTTTGAAACTTGTAACCCCGAAGATGACGAGTTCATCACGCTTTCTATCACGCAACCGGACCCGGCAAAATGTAAATACGAAATCGAAGTTTACGCTAAGCCGGCGATCTACAGGCCAGAAAACAGAGTTTGCGACACGTTCGACACGTCGTACGGCATCAAGGTTCAGTACACATCAGAAGACCCGCCGCCAGCAGGCACGTTAACAATTACCGCACGGTCATTTGATCCGCTCGTGGATAAGGCTTGCACATACGATGTCGAGGCGGACGTATACGTTCCTACGCCCGCCTGCCCGGAAATTTGGTACTCGCCGGGTAGTTTCCGCCTCGTGCCTGTTCCGATAAAGGACTGGAGCGCAAAGTACGAAACTCTCGATATAGAGTTCCTCCCTGAAATTAGTGAGGGTAAATGCCGCATCGAAATTGTTGGCGACATTAACGTACCCATCACGCGACTGACGTGCGATAAATTTGAAACTGCTGGCGCAGTCAAAATTAACGAAACGGACAGCGCCCCGTCGGGAACACTCGCGATCACAGCGCGGGCGCTAGAATCAGGCGCCGAAAGCTGCACGTACGATGTCAGCCTTGAATTAAATCTTAACAAGAGCGGCGCAACAGGCCCGACAGGGCCTACCGGGCCTTCTGGCGCAACAGGCCCCACTGGCCCCGGTACGACTGGACCAACTGGACCGACAGGTCCTTCTGGGGCAACAGGCCCGACTGGGCCTACCGGGCCTAGCGGTCCAACCGGCCCGTCCGGTCCCACTGGTCCCCGCGGCGCAACCGGCCCCACTGGCGCCGGTACGACTGGACCAACTGGATCGACAGGCGCCACCGGTCCTTCTGGCGCTACCGGACCATCGGGACTACGCGGCGCTACAGGCCCTCAAGGCCCACAGGGCGCAACAGGGCCACAAGGCATAACGGGCATTACAGGCGCTACAGGGCCAGTCGGGCCAACGATTACTAGCGTTGTTGGTTCAGTTTCATTTGGCGCGACTAACTCGTTAACCGGCTCATTCAATAACGGCGTGCTCACGCTGAACCTCACACTTGCGACAACTACATGCCCATAAAGTAATCGTTAAATAAGCAACAGCGTTCAAACCGCGCTAAAAAAATATACAATAGATGCTACGCTGGGCAGCATTACTTTCAACAATTGAGCGAACTATGGCCGACGACACCGAAAGAAAAGACAGCGACGACCCGATGTCGCCAAATTACGCGCCAAAACCAAACGAAGAGTTTGTAATACTGTCGGCCGCCGAAGACCCAACTCCATTAGGGCAATCGGAGATACTGCAGGAAAAAATACCTTTTGATACTGTCGAAATACCGCTCGAAAACGGGTCAAACACATGGACCTTCTCCGGCGGTTCCAGTCCGTCCTCGTTCACGCTGCCCTCAACTACCGGCACGGTCGGCCCGCAAGGTCCACAGGGCGCAACGGGCGTTACAGGCGTAGCCGGCGCTACAGGCTCCACGGGCCCCCGCGGCGCGACTGGCATTACTGGCGCTTCAGGCGCGTCCGGCGCAACTGGCGCGACCGGAGCAACCGGGGCCACGGGCGCCACAGGTCCTCGTGGGCCTACTGGACCCACAGGCCCACTGGGCCCCACAGGCCCTACAGGGCCGCGTGGGCCTACCGGCGCTACTGGGCCGACCGGGGCCACGGGACCAACCGGACCACTAGGCCCCACAGGCTCTACGGGCCCTACAGGGGCTACGGGACCCACAGGCCCAACAGGACCAATTGGCCCGACTGGGCCTAGCGGGCCCACAGGACCTAGCGGACCGACAGGCCCGACAGGGCCGCGTGGACCTACCGGGGCTACCGGTTTAACAGGTCCGATTGGGCCAACGGGAATAACAGGTCCAAGCGGCCCTACAGGACCAACAGGGCCGACCGGCCCATCCGGCCCGCGAGGCCCCACAGGTCCCACCGGAGCGACAGGGCCGACCGGAGCGCTCGGCCCCACGGGACCTACGGGCGCAACCGGGCCGTCTGGCCCAACCGGTCCAATAGGCCCGACAGGGCCTTCGGGGCCGAGAGGCGCTACTGGCCCCGCAGGCGTTATCGGCACAATGGGGCCAGCGGGTCCTGCCGGGCCTATAGGGCCGTCTGGCGTTTGCGGCCCTCGCGGCGCCACCGGAATGACCGGGCCAACCGGACCTATGGGCGTTGCGGCAATCACGCCGCAGTTCATCGACGACCTAATCGTGGCTGTTTACTCAAACGCAGCCCTTCGCACCGCAATCGTCGCCGTGGCGAATGGCGCAACTGGGCCGACGTAGCTATAACAGAAAACCACGCCATTTACACATGAGGTAGCTATGGGCACGACAAGTCGGTTTTCAATCAGCCGCGACACACTGATTCGCCACGCATTTGAAGACAACTTTTTTGTCAAGGTGCCTGAGTTAATCGCCTTCAAAGAGATGTTTGCAAATTGCAAAGAAACGTACAAGAAAGAACTTGAACAAAAAGGTTGTACGTGCCGCATGACGACAGAGTGGGCGAAACCATGTGTGCTGCCAATGATGGAGCAAGTCGAGGCGGCTAAGAAAACAAATCACGCGCTCGTTAGAAATTTTATTCGCTGTATCGGGCGCTACAGCGAAGACGCCGATGTTGACCACGTCGGCGTCAGCATTATTTACGACAAGACATATGACATTTTTGTAGACACCGCGGCGCCAGAAGAAAAGGCTGATTAAGATGCCAACATTTAGCCCAACGTACTCAAAACTTTTTCACGGCAACCGGCCATTTGTATTAGCCAACGGAAAAGATGCGGCTGCCGTCAAAATCAGATTGCGAGACGCAGATAACAATCCGATTGCCGCGAGGCAGGTCGAGCTAGTCGCGGACGGGCAAAATGTCATCGTCAGCCAGCCCGCGCTAACACAGCCTGACGGCACAACGATCGGATACATCGTCGCGACAACACCGGGCGTCGTGTCTATACGGGCGCGCACGCTTGTATCAAATATGGGCACGATGATCGACGAACGCGAACTATCGTCGCCTGAAGCGCTACAAAAGCTGATGAACTCCACCGCGGGAGCGGAGTGGTTTGACGAGCCGATTACTGTCACCTTCTTTTCCCGCGATATCGAACCAAGTTTACCGATCGAGGCGACGCCGAGAAACATTCGACTGGAGTGGGCGGTCAGCCGGTACGACATTAACGACATTGACGGCATCCGCGTGCGCATAACAGCGACACAAGCCAACAACATGCCGACAAAAATCTTTGCGTACCAAATGCTGCCAGTAAGACCGGGCGGCACGCAACAGGTCGCGACATTTGACCACGTGTGTTCGTCGGTGGATTTAGAAGAGTACCCAGAAGATCAGGCGCTTCCTAACAGTCGGCCCGCGTGGTTTCGTTTAAACTACGTGGACGTCATGGTGCGCTCGCGAGATGAGACTCGTGAATTTATCAACAGCGTGCTTGAAGACGTACAACTGCTGAAAAACACACTGGACATCACTGACGATTTACTCCCCGGCGGCAACGCATGGATTGGTACGCCGCCGGAAATAACTATTCCATAATGCACGGAGGCGGATATGGCATCTATTGTTGTTGTCGATGACGGCACAATTGCGTCGCTTGTCATGAACAATTCGATCTCAAACTCTATTCCGTGCCTGACCAATAAGCGCGGTTTGCTTGGAAGCGTGTCAAACGGTTGCGGTTCTTGTATGCGCAAACGCCAGCAAAAGGTGCGCGAAGAGTACGCAAAAATTAAGTCGTGCTTGGCTGCGCTGAGCCCGGAAAAAAAGGAAGAACTGAAGAAGCACTTAAACGCCGAAAAAATTCGTGTCGTGTTCACGAACAACGGCGGGCAAACAGTTCAAATGACTTTTTAAGCCCAGCTAAATTCTGACCAAAATCGCGGCATATTAAGTACGCCCCCAATTGTTATCCGGGAGCGCACTTTAACCACGAGGTGTCAGATGCAGTCTGAAACGAAGAAGGCGATCCTCCTCCGGGCCGCCGCGTCGCCATCGTTCGCGGTGGTCCCTGAGCACGCGATCAAGATGTTCGACCGCGTGATCGAGCAGACGTCTGCAGAAGCGATCGCCACCCACCCGGATGACAAGTGGGGGCAGATCGAGTTCTGGAAAGAAGCGATCCTCGATCGCGTCCTTCCTCGGCTCCGGGGCATCATCGCTGTGTACTACCACGAGTACATCGCGAGCCTGATGCGGGGCGACGGCAACGTCGAAACGGACCCGTACGGGTTCGACGATGTGCCGCCGTACGGCGGCGAAGCGCGCGCCCAGCGCGACGCTTACATGGCGTGTACCGCTTCGCTCGCATAAGCGGGCGGGGCTGCGGCTATTCAGCCGAAACACTTACCCCTACATAGGGTATTTGTTTCAGGCTGAATAGCCGCGCGGTTTTGCTATCGGACTTTTCCTTAGCTATTAGAAAACAGCAATGGCCAAAATCAAAAGAACCCTAGACATCAAAAAGCCAGACAAAACTCCGCCCTTTGTAATGGCCGAACCAAATGACGACGCGGCAGCTTTTGGCTGGTCACTCGATAAACTGCGTTACCCGTCAAAGGATTCAAAGAAAGGCGACGTATGGCCCGGGCCGTCTGTTTTTGAAATCGAAGAGGGAGTCGAGCTTCGGAACGCTTACGGCTTCGATATCAACTTCATCAACGCGAAGTTTGTCCAAGTGCTGCTGGATAACAGCGCGAAAGTAAGAGCCGCCGCTGAAAAATGCGCCGCGGCAAAATACAGCGAAGAAGCCCGCGCTGATCTTAAGCGCATCATCATGGCTGAATTCAGAGACACAGTGCTCCCCGAGATTCTTGCGCGATTCAAAAAAATCTCCGGGCTGGTGGCAGATTTTTATGCCGCCAGAATAGCGCACTTAATGACGTACGGCGTAGAAGAGGACTAGATCGACGCCAGCACAATGAAGTCGCGGCGGTAGCCGGCGATCGGCCCGCGCTTGCCCATCAGCAGTTCGTCGTCTGTCTTGCCGTCGGCGTCAACGGGGTACGGACCGCCCATGTTGGATACGCCGGGCTTGTTGAACCCAAGCTCTGCTGCTTTTTTCACGACAAGGTGCGCGGTAGACGCGTCCAGCAGTTCTTCGATATTATTGCCGGCGACAACGAAATCGGCCCGGTTGATGGTAACCTTCGAAAGCTCGTCAAGGATAGAAATCATGGAAATCTCCGCTGAGGGGAAAAAGCTGACGTTTGGTATGGTAACCCGTGCGTTGAAATTGAGCAAGTTGCAAATCAGGGCTCTTTTTCTAACGGTTTTACGGGAGCCCATGCCGGCAGAAGACGAGTCACTTAACGACAAGTTTCTCGTGACGCTCGTTTTTGCAGAACTGCTGGAGAAGATAGCCTTCCTGCTGCCCGAGCAACGCACCGCGATTATGACAGAAATATGGATCGCCCTTTTTAACACACCGGCTTTTGAAACGCAGTTTAATCAGATTGTGTTCATCGACAGTCAGGTCACAACATGGACCGGTGCGACGGGTTTTTTAGACCTGCAAACAGGCGAATGGATTTCTGAGCTACCGCATCCGGCTATGGAGACAATCGGTTACAATTTAAACGAACTGTACCGTCGCGAAAAATTGCGTATTGAGAAAAGGAGCGGGTTTCATGTCAAAAAACATAATGCAGGAGGCGTGGACGAGCCGGGAGACATTCGCCTCAGTCTTGCTGACGATGTTCATCGACCGCTTCGGCTTGGAGGCCCTGACGTGGGACCCGACGACGATCTCGATGGAAGTCGAGGAGGAATTTGACGTCGACCTGCCGCAACTAGCGCTCGACAAATTGATGGTGTCGATTCAATTGCTCACCACAAATCGGTTCTACAAGAGCCTCCCTGATTTCATTTCATTCTGCAACGTACTGTCCGGCGACCCCTACCGGCCAGACATGTGGGACCCCGCAGACGCCGAAGAGGTCGCGTGGGGCGTCACAGAAGCGCTCCTCGTCGAACCGCCCGAAGATCAAGACCCAGAACCATTTACGGACGAAATTCGAGCCTACATCGGCGCCGTGCTAGACTCAGAAGGGCTGGTTAATCCGCCTGACATTTTGCGGATAGCCCTGCGACAAGCTAGAGTGTCCCCGTCGATCGGAGATTTTTCTGACGATCCTATGATGTTCAACGCCGTATATGATCTAGAAGAAGGCAAACGGCAAGACATCGAACAGTCTATTCGCCTCAAAACAAAACTGCTTGTGGCGCAACTCCGCGCCCTAAATCTCAAAAACGGCTCTGCAGAACAAGTGGCGCAGATGCTTGAAGCCGCTGCAGGCTGAAGGGCAACAACGTGTTAGTGCTCTCGCGTAAAAAAGACGAAGACATCCTCATTCAAACACCAGAGGGTCGCGTCGTGACGATTCGTGTTGTCGAAATTGTAGGCGATAAAGTGCGCCTCGGATTCGAGGCAGAGAAATGCGTGTCGATTGTGCGCACAGAACTTATATCACCCAAAGAGGTTAAACATGGGCTGGAACGACCGGCTAATGGAGGACCCTTACATCCCGCCCCCTGAGTATTATCGCGCCCGCGATGAATATGAAATGTGGCTGGAGTACGTCGAAGCGCGACTAAACGAAGAAAAAGGTTTAACGTCGCAGAATCTTGACCCCCTAACGCTAACCACACCAACTAATGGCCAAAACACAGACCAAGTCGAAAAAGAAAACCGTATCGAAGAAAAAGACCGGCAGTTTCGAATTCAGGGCGTTGAAGCCAACGCCGAAGAAAGAGCTACGGAACTCCCATTTTAAAGAACTTTACACGGCGCTTGACCTGCTCGACGCCGTGGCGACAAGCGATAACATGGACGACTTACCGACTGGAGAGCTAGCGTTTTACGCCAGCACGCTCAACCATATGGCGATTGCTCTAAAGTTCCGGCTTGACGATTTGACCGGCAAGTAAAAAAAAAACACCCGGCATCATGCCGGGTGCCGCAATCCAATCCTTGGGTTGCTAAATGCTGTCCTTGCAATTTACTTGGCTGGCGACCCGACCATATGCCGTCGCCGCCGTTCCTTGCCGCGCGGAATAATGTACTGACGCGCAAAAAAGCGTCAATGCCAAAAAAAAAACAGCCGACCGCAAACGCGATCGGCTGCTAGGGACGACCCTGCCGGGACGCCAAAACTACTCTGCTTGATTGGCCAGTTCAAACAGCTTTTCCATCGGCAGAAGACTTTCGGCCGCCTTTGTTCGCACAACTGCCGCCATCTTGTTTTCCTGCATAAGCCGATCAAGAGAAGCCGCCATTCCGCGGTCGAGTGTGGGCACAATCGCGGCAAGCTTGTCGCGATCGAGGTACACGCCGCCGGCGCTCACCGCCTCTGCAAAGTCGTCGCCCAGCCAATTACGCACGTCGTCGAGCGCCAGTTTTTCCAGATCGGCGAGCGCGTATACGTTGCCGGTAGTCGTCTCGACATTTGACGACATAAAATCTCGGGCCACCTTCTCGGTAACGGCAAACAGCACCTCTTCAGCGCGCGGTAGCCCGCCGGCGTCATACAGCCGATAAAGATGATTGACGCGGTCAAACTCGTCGACCGCCGCGGCCAGCTTAACACGCGTTTCTTGAGCTCGCGCGTTATCCGGGTTCTGCTCCAGCGCGGTCGCCAGCTTGAGCATTTCCAGCGACGCGGGCTGGTTGCTGCGCTGCACGAGCCTAGCGCGATCGCGCAGCATCTCAGCCGCTACCTTCGTGGCGCAGGCGCCGTATCCGGCTGTCAGCGCCAGCATGTGCTCGTGCTCGGAAATGTCAGCATTATGGGCGGCCGCTTTCTGGAGAATCTTATCAGCAATTGTGTGTCGGTCCTCGAACACAAATTCGTCGCGCCACTTAGAGAAGCCGTGGGCAGCGTACTTAACCTCGGTGGCGTTTCGCATAGGCCAGTGCCGCTCTTTGACGCCATCGCCGCCGACCCAGACAATCGCAAAGTGCTCGTCGCCGAGATTGGCGGCGGCATCTTCGCCGGCGGAGGCCACTTTAGCCTCCATCTCTTGGACGGCGCCGAGAATGCCGAAAAACTTGGCCGCGGCGTGAATCCGGGTCTGAATCTCTGATGCGCTCTTTTCGTTAAACTCTGCCTGCTTGTCGGCAAAAAACAAAGCTGACAGCCAAGTTGCAGGAGCGGTATGACAAGGATAGAGTTTATTGCGCTGATCCGCGTACATGTGCCGCTGAAGTGTTTCGTCGCCATGTGTCCGCTCATGCGAGGCAGACTTTACAAAATCGGGATTGCTAAAAAGCGACAAAAGGCGGTGCGTTTCGCGACCGCTGATATCCTGTGTTTGGTCGAGCGGAGTTGTCATGAGTCTTCCTACCTCTTTAGTGCGCCGACATGATCATCTGCGCGCCCTGTCGGCATTAGGGCTGTCGCTCGAAAAACCCGCGTTCCCGGCTATTTTACAGTGCCCTCGTTGCGGTCAATATACGCTGCAGTTATTCGATGATTTGTTTACTGATGGTATTTGGTTGAACTGTCAAAGTTGTTCTATGCACGGAGATATCATAATCTTCGGCGCGGAACTATGGAAGTTAAGTTTACCAAATACGCTGACAAAATTCAGCGAAATGGGCCTGATTGCCGAAAACGACGCTGACCGCGTTTTAGGCGACTATGAGCGGTATTTTAACCGCAGAACCGCCGTAGAAAACTTCCTGTTTGACGCCATGTCGCAGGTTTGGAACCACGGCGACGACGTAATTGCGTGTCGACTCAGGGATTTGGGTGTACGCCATGAGATAGAAAATTGCTACGGATTACTTGGAGTTGCCCATTATGACCAGATTGCGAAAGTTTGTTTGGAAGTGGGGCGACCAAAGCCGCCCCGACTACGAGACGATGGCCCCAGTATTGTATTTCCTTTTTATGACCTCCCGGGGCGATTAACCGGAGTTTTATTACTGCAGTACAACGAGGCGTACGAATCTAAACAGACGTATGTCCCCCTCTCCGGCGCTAGAAAACAAAGACCAGAAGCGGGCTATTATCTGCTGTCTGCCGCATGGCGCGCTAAACAACCAACATTTAAAAACACGCAGTTTATTTTCGATGATCCGCTGTGGGTTGTAAAAGCGCAGTGTCAAGCGTTTGCCCGTCAACAAGGCTGGCTGCCGATTATGGCCAGCTACACCGGGCCAGAAGCAGAAAGTTACGGAACAAGCTGGCAGTCGTTCGGGCACGCAGACCGCATATTTCACGGACACAGCCCGACGCCAGAATTAATCAGCCGGGCATGCAACGCCAAAGGCTACATATCTGTCGTGCACAACAGCCGAGTAAGCGTGTTTCCAAAATTGTCGACGATCAGAACGAATGTGCAAACGTGGCAACAGGCGCTACGCAATACACTCGCCGGCGCAAACGAAATGAATGCCGAGGCGTTTGCGAAGCGCCTTACCATCGCGCCCGATAAGCTGCAGGGCTTTTTGACAAAAGTATCTGCGCTATTCTCGCCGGGCTTTCAAGAGCGAGTCATGCTGGCCGCCACAGCGCCCGCAGACGCGCCGCTTAAAGTGCAGCGCCGCTGGTTTGTAGTCGAACGCGACAGCGGCTGGTGGAGTCAAAGCGGCCGCCAGATCGCAAATTTTCGCGTCAGCATTGACGAAGTCATTCACGCGGATAACGGTGAGAAAACATACAAAGGCCGCGTCTTCATGGGCGGCGACGTCTACGCTTTTACGGAGTCGTCAAAACGTATCGAACACGGCGGCCTGCTCACCTACGCTGACGGCCTGCTGTCGCACAACGGCAAATTAGCCGTGTTCGATTGGATGTGGAACAAAAAAGCACATTTGCTTGCCATGCACCTTCACCCGCCGAAACTTATAAATGTTTCAACTGAGTACGGCTGGGACGCACAAGCCAACGTGTTCAGATTTGCGGGCTACGAGCTTACGCATAACGGGGACGTCACAAAAACACACGTGTGGCCAAAACAGCCAAAAAACAAAGAGTTCCAAGAACCGCTGCCGATCGCCCCGCTACCGATTCATGACATCATTACGCCGGCGCATGAAAACTCGTTTATATGGGCGACTGCCGCAACGATTCTTGCAAATCTTATCGCCCCCATTGCGCGAAAAGATTACGTAGCCACCGCAATCCCTCCGCGCATGTTTTCACTCGTAGCACGAATCGCGGCCGCAATGGGCTGCGACGTTGAAAAAACAATGGCGTTCCAAAAACACGTCGCGGGCAAGTTCCTAGAAACAAAAACAGCCGACGCCATATGGCCAGTTGCGTGCTTTGGCGCGTTTAACGACGAGGTTTTCGGTCATTGTGTGCCTCGTTGTTTCAACAGACCGCTGCTGCTTAAAGTAACAAAACAAAACACGGCTGTTGCACTTAGTTACGGCTGGCAGAGTTTAAGCAGCGCACCATTCAACGCCGACGCCGATATCAGTCCGCTACGAGCAATTGTTCCGGCCTACATACAACGCGCACTCAAAACGAGAGCCAACTTTTTCAGAGCGGAAAGTAGTCTTCATGCGCGCGTACTCGAAGATTTAAACACATGGCTCACCGAGACCTACGGCATGTCATTTAATCTGCCGCACGCCAAGACGCTGAGCCAGTATCCGTCGCACGCCCACGCCGCGCTTATGGCCGAGATAAACGACGCAATTTTGGCCGGGAAAATAGCCGTTTTGCCGCAACCGCGCACAAGCAAACAAGCCAAAAACTATATTTTGGTCAAAAAAGACTGCTGGTGGTTGAATCAACAGGCCATAGATCGTTATTTTTATACTGCCCGTTGCGTAGGCCCGAACTGGTTGATGATTATAGAGTTACTGCAAAAAGACGGTGTTTACGTGGGCGAAGAAGTCGTACAAAATATGTCGGGCGTTCTTGTTAAATCAAATTGGTGCGAAAGGTTTCACGCAACTCCAAGCATACTGCGAACAGAAATCGGTTAATCATGTGGCACAACCAAGCGTTACTTTGTCGGGTCAATTCTTTTCCATGCGCGGCCCATGGCGACGGGCTAGACGACGATTTCATTGAAGAAGAATGGCAATTTGTCGAAGACGAAGATGACGAAGACGATTCCGATTTCAACGTAACGCCCAAAACAAATTGGTATGTTGACGACGACGACGATGACGACGACGATTGGGATGCCGATGACGACGATGACGACGATGACGACGATGACGACGATGACGACGATGACGAGTGGGATGACGATGACGCCGACGACGAAGATGACGACTGGGACAAAGACGACAATGACCCTAGTTACGAAGAAGATTTTGAAGACGACGGCTACTTTGAAAAAGACTAAATGCAAACATTTCTGCCCCTCCCTAGTTTTAAGGAGTCGGCGAAGTGCCTAGACAACAAGCGGCTTGGAAAACAGCGGCTTGAGTGCAAACAAATTTTGCTGTGCCTCGGCGTGCCAATCGGCAAGCACCGACCGGGAAAACGAGGGTGGCGACATCATCCAGCCGTACTGATGTGGGCTGGACACGAAGTTGCCCTTTTGGTATACGGAATCGTCGTTTGTCGCGAATGGAAATCGCGTGGGTTTCAAGACCAGCTAGAAGCCGAGTTCGTAAAGGCATACCGCCGGCTTCGACCAACCATTCCGGCCAACCGCTATCCAGAGTGGTTTGGCGACGAGACGTTTCATGCGAGCCACCGCAGCAATCTGTTGCGCAAAGATTTTTGGCACTACTCCCGTCTTGGTTGGCGGGACCCGACCGACTTGCCCTACATCTGGCCCACGCAAATAGCGCAGGCCGCACTATGAAAAAATACAAAACCAGACAAGCCCGCGTACTTGTAGACATCCTCTGCGACGTGTGTGGCAAAAGCTGCAAAAATGACAACTACTACGCCGACGATACGTTGCTGCGCGAAGACGCCGATTTTGAATACGGCACTGTTAGCGCAACGTGGGGTTATTTTAGCTGCAAGGACGGAGAGAGCTATTCCACCGTTTTGTGCGAGAGTTGTTTTGACGACGTAGTCAAACACATTGAGGCACTAAAAACGCAAAGACGCGAGAGCGAAAACAATGCAAGAGAAAACACTTAAAATTCTTGTTGCCGTACTTCGTGTGTTTATTGGCTCGGCGGATCGCGGAAATCCGATCACGCTGCACGAACACGAAGTTGTAAGTCAGGTATGCCGCGGCATGCACAAGCGAAAAGAAAAGGAAGTAAAGAACATGCGTGGCCTGATCGTATTCGCTATACGGTCGCTCAAAGGCGGCTGTGTGCTTTACGAGGCTATCGACAGTTGGTCGGACGATAAATTGAAGCGCCCAAAGTCGTTGTCAGAAAAGAAGTTGTTCGGCCTAACCGACAAAGCGCTGACGTATGTCGCGGAGCATCAGATCGCCGGCGTTAACACGCAGAGCAATCAATTTTTGCTCGATATGCTGCGGGCAGAGGAGTTTGAAATTCTGCCGAAAAACCAAATCCCGATTACAGTTGATAGTGCGCCAGAGGCGCTTGTAAAAACCGTTACCGCAATAAAACAAGAACAAAAACAGGAGATCGCTATCGTGCCAGATCGCAGCCAGCCTGCCCGCCCGGAGACGGCGCACAATGTTCAGCGCCTTGTTGTTACCGTCCGCAACAAAAGCAAAGAATGGCTCGGTCAGAGCACCCCCGCCGATTTGCTGGGCGGTCTGTCCGAACAATATTTTGCCACCGAAGGCGCAGATACAGCGGTCGGAAGCGCGGTCAAGCTGGGCTGGCCTGAAAGACGCCGCGCGATGTACAAGGAAGCCGTTCGTTTCTTAAAGTCGCACGGCCTTGTCGAAGATTTCGACACACGACGGGACCCCTACACCGGCGCTACGAGAGCTTACGGCGTTAAACTGACGAATCTTGGTCTTGAGGTCGCCGTCGCCGGCGAATTCAAAGACGAGCGCCCGCAATCCGAACGGAAGGTCGATGCGCCAACTGCTGCAGAGAAACTCACACCCACAGGAAGCCCCATGCTTAAGGGACACAAGAAGCCCGACGAGACGCCTGCGGCGGCCAACGACCAACTGGCCGCTGTGCTCGCACAAATGCAAAAAATGCGCGAGGAAATCACTGCGCTACGCGCCGAACGAGAGGTAGCCGCAGCCGGCGCCCTGATCGCCTCGTCGTCGCCGCCAGAGCCGACTTACTATAACGATCGCGCCACCATGGCTGTAGTATTAAAGGGCGCGGTGGCCGCGTTAATTCAGACGTTTTCGTGTCTGCTCGACGATAAAGCGCAGACTATCAACGCAACCGGGCTGTACCTCAGCCTGACTGAATTTGAAAAGGCTGTGCTCGGCATCAAGGGCTACGTAAGCGAGTGCATTCGCGACGAGTCGCCTGTTGACCTAGAATTGCTGCAACAGTACGCCGCAGACTATACAGCCGCGGCAGATATGTTGGAGACCAAATCGACGCTCCCAATCGTGGCCGAAAAAATCGTTACAAAGCGATCGCTGGCGGGTGACAACGCCATCCGTCGACAGATTTGGCGTCGCGATCGGGCGGCACGGGTGTAGTGTCAGGCCAGCGTAGCTCAGTTGGTAGAGCAGCAGTTTTGTAAACTGCGGGTCGCCGGTTCGAGCCCGGCCGCTGGCTGTGTATACTCCGTACGGCCAAGGAGGGCCAAAACATGGAGTTTGTTATTCGTATCAAAGATATCAATAAGCTCGGGCTGGTCGATGTTACCGCGATCTATACGCGCTTGTCTCGGCCTGACTCGATCAGCGGCAGTTCCATACAAAAAGAACTAGAAAAGCGGTATCTCGCTAAAGATGCTTCGACCGAGCAGCAGCCAAAAATGGCAATAGCAATTATTTGGCTGGACGACACACTTGTCGGGTGGGTCGGCACGCGCCCGTGGCCGGAAAAATTTAAAGGCAAACCGGTCACTGCGCAGACAATCGAATGTTTTGTCGACCCAGAATTTCGCCGCCGCGGGATCGCAAAATTAGGCGTGCAGGCGCTCATCGCGGCCAATGCACTCGACAAAAACGAATTAGTGTCAGTGTACGCGCCGGAGGTTGTTGAATTAGCCCGTCGCTGCGGCTGCAAAATAGTCGTCTACTGCAAAACAGAAGGTGCGTGACTTATGAAACGTTACCACGAAGAAAAACACATTATTGAAAGCCGCGTAAAAAAGAACCGGCAATTGAACATCAGTTGGCAAGAGTTTGGAAGCTGGCGGGATCAAAGCAGCTTTCAGGTGGACGCCGGAAAATACCGCAAAACATTACGTTGTTCTGGTTGCACGCGCGCTCGTTGTCAGGTGTGCCACCCAGAAAAATATCCAAAACGAAAACCGACCAGACAAGAACTTCAAGCAAAAAAGGAACTTAACAGATATGACCAAGACCGCTGACTCCCTCATCCACGACATCGAAACCACCGCGCAGTCTCTCGCTGACGCCGTCACGGCTGAGCAGTCGCTCGAAGATAACCGCATCAACGCCAAGCTTGCTGCAATCGACCGCATCATGTCGCGCGGCGATAATCAGTTTACCGGCAAGCCGCATTCTTTCTCGTCTGCCGAGGCAATCGTCAATACGGACGAAGATTATCAAACGTATCTTGAAAATCTGCGGCTCGCTGTCCGCCAACGCATTCTCGCCAAGGGCAACTACGATGCAGCCGTAGCAGCCGCCCGCCTTGGAGCCATTCCGGTTGTTTGACGAAGACTTCAACGATACCGCTGGCCGTTACGAGCTAAGCTCTATGCCGGCTATTCGAGAAGCGGCGCTGATCATGTACGGCCGGTTCATCGCTCATATGTATAAGCGAGAGCCGGACGACGACGCCGCGGCAAAAGCTACGCAGCATCTCTCGCTGCAAGAGACAGAGAACATTGTCCGCGAGCACGCCTCCGTCGATGGCGAACTTTATGCCATCGGCGGCGATACAGCAGAAGAAGCAAAAGAACGTATTAATGGGTTGATGTTTGCGCTCATGGACCGCGTTATGTCAAACGTGATCGCAGAAGGCGTAAAACAAGATTTACTCGACTGCAACTACGACGCAACGAAAAACGATTTTGCGTTTTCAGTCACAGACAAAGGTAAGCAAATTGTCGAAAACCTCAGAAAAGCCCGCCACGACGCTGATCGACCAGATATTCCAAGAGATCAAGAATTTTGAAGCTCTTTGCTCGACGCTAAAGGACTATGGCGCCCGCGATTCAGAACCTGACGGCGTATTCCAGCGTATTGTCAATTCCGCGTCGATGGGTGGGCAGCCCAGCATCCCGCGGTCCGGGCAAGGCTGGGAGCTTCTTACCCACAGCATGGACTGCGAGGCCGCCGCGGAAAAAATGCACGACCACGCCCTCAAAGTTGTACGCCTCATCGAAACCTGCCCTGTAAAAGATTTTGAGCGGCTTCGGCACCGTATTAAAGACTATTGCTGGAGGCTATACTAATGCGTATGGCATTTCACGGCAAAAAAGGCGACCGGGTCAAAATGGTATTTATGCCAAACGACCCAGAACCGATACCGGAAGGTACAGAGGGCACCGTTACCGACGTGCAGCACCTTGACTGGGGCCAAGATAAATTTTCACAGGTCGCGGTAGACTGGGACAACGGCAGACGCCTTAGTTGTGTTTGTCCGCCGGACCACGTAGTAATTATCGGCTCTGCGGCGGCTCAGTAACCAGAAAAATACTGCCCGCCGATGGCGTCATCAGCCCAGTCAATATCGCGCTCGGCTGCCTGTTGCCGCTCGGTGATTCGGCCGATGCCGGCGATCTGCGCAAAATTAGGCCACGCCTGATTTATGTGCCACAGCGATGTCGCCCCGAGATTGACCGCCTGCGCAAAGTCATCGCTAAGCAGCGTGTTTCTTGTGATGGTATAGATGTCGCCACCGAGGCGAGACTCCGCCTTGTTTTCTACCAACGCCAAAAAGTCTGCAACCAGCCCCGGCGCGTCCTGTGACGACCAGTCGTACTGGAAAAAGCGAAGCTGCTTCATTTTGATCGCCTGACAGGTGTACAACAGCGATCGCGTCTTATCGAGGCTGTAATGCTGCCTATGATTAATTTCTGTCGGCGGTTTGAAAACCATCAAGTCCTGCGACGCTGACCGGACAAGGCGAACGGCCATGACGCGATCAAGATTAAAACCTGCTTGCACCATCACCGTCTCGCGAACCGTTCCCGCACCTGTGTAATCGTGCGCCACAAAATCGCATTTAAATTTGTTACACCACTTCATGCACTCGACAGCTTCCTGCAGGTGATCGCCGCCGATCAGCAACCGCTTTCCCCATAAAACGTCAATTCGACCGTCAGGTAAAAAACCCATGACGGCGACCGCGGTAAAGCTCACGCCGGCCTCACCGCCACCGCCCCAGTCGATCGCCAGCACGCGATGCTTGTAGTTAAACAGCGACGCATAAGACGCGGGTTCTGGCTCCTTTTTGTTTTCCCACGGCAAAACACACGCGCCTTTGAGGTCTGTTTCGCTGACAAGCTTTTGCCCTGTGTCGATGCTTTCGCCCATGACTTCGTTGTAAAACTGCGCTTGGGTCATATTCCCAAAGCCCTCGCGTTTTAGCAACAACGTGGACCATTTCTCAGCGTCGGAAAAGTGAAGCGGTAAAATGATCTGGGGCACGTGATAACCAGCAAATTGCCAGCGCCGTTCGGGATACCGGTGCACCCATCGTCCGTGCCGTGGACTAATAGGCTTCTGACATTTTGCGCAAACAGTTCCGGGGTACTTCTCGCTGATGTGCGGAGTCCACGGGCCTATCATTGCGTCAAGGTCGTACTCAAGCGACGGGATGTTCCATTTCCCGCACGAGTGACACGGAATAAACCACTCGGCCTGTGACGAGCGTTTATACAAACCGTAAATTAAATTGTCGAAAGTTTTTGGCGTTCCTGTGAAATACATGGTCGCCCATTTACTATACGACATCGTTTCTTGAATAATGGGCACGTGATCCGGGTCCATGTCTTGCACTTCGTCAATGCACACGCGGTCAGCAGACACACCGCGAACACGGTCCGCGTCGAGTTGCGCGAAAGAAAACAACATCATTGAGTTGTTTTTAAACGAGCGTTGCAGCACAGAGTTTTCTGTCGACGTGCCGGACCACAGCGCCTTCACGGGCGATTGATCAATAAACGGCCGCACATAGTTGTTAGAAAAGCGTCGAATCTGTTCGTACAACGGCGTGATAAATAACGTCTTGAAGAACGGAATAGAATTCGCCACAACTACGCCATGCGCCGCAAGGCTTGTCGATTTTGAAACCTGCCGCCCAGTACACCACACCTGATTCTTCGGTGTCAGGCATCTGAAAAGTGGTGAAAATGTGTAGTGATTCTGGAGAGTATATGGCTTTCCGTTTAGATTCAACACAAGCGGCAAAATCGGCTCAAGCGAAGGAAAAACACTTTGTCGTGCAAGAGCACCTAACACGCCCATGCGTGCTTGCATTGACTTATAATCTTTGGTGTCGATAGACGCCAATTCTTCCAGCAGGGAACGAATGCCGCTGTTCGGCAGTTCAATTCCTGCTTTGTTATTCGCAGGCGCGTCCTGCGTACTATTAGGTGCCATATGCGTGACTACTATTCTGCGCCGGGGTTGCGCCCCGAACAAAACCAAAACGAAGACGAACCAGAACTGCAGTGGCTTGAAGACAGCATAAACTACTTGGTGACAACTACGTTTATCTGTATCGGGTTAATTTGCAAGGCCGTTTTCACAGGAATTGTTCTGGCTTACGAGGGGCTGCGTAAACAGCCCTGATAGTTCCGGCTAGCAAGCAATGTGTATACTAGGCAGTATACCGTTGTTTGAAAGGAGTGACACATGCCACAAATGGGACGAAGCGCAAAACTGTATATGGAACGGAAACTGCCGCAATTTCAAAACACATTGCGCGGACCGGGACCTCAACTGTACCTCAATGACAACCCAGTGCACCATCTAAAACTTGAATCTCCGCTGCCACACCCCGAGTATTCCTACAACAGAAAATACGTCGATGGAGGAAAAACAAAGCCATGGCCGGACGGAAATTTTGGCGGGAACGCAACTGGCGGCACAAATAACACATGCACCACGTGCTCCTAATGCCAAAAAATCATGACCTAAACAAATCGTTTGTCCAAATCGCCGGCGTAGTTATGCTTAGCGGCGTTCTTGCCGCGTTTTATAGCGGAATTGGTGGGTTATTCGCCGCCTGTTTTGTCTGCTATTTTATGCTCGTTTCCGTGAACGCGATCAAACGCGGAGAAAGCGCAAAAAAGAGGCTACAAAGATGACCTCGCTGGATTTCGTCGCTGTTGTGTTTGCATCTGGCGCGATTATTGAAGTGTGGCACAAAGGCTCAATTTTTGAAACCGCGCGGGCATATGTGCAAACGTGGCAAGATAACACGTCGCCGGAAACGCTGAAAGGGCGACTCTGGGAACTAATTATGTGCCCGTTCTGCAAGAGTTACCACATCCCTGCGTATCTTTTTTTGCTCCTCTTGGCAGGCGATTGGCTTGGAGCTACGATGGGCGCGCTTGTCCGCGTCGGCGTATACGGCCTCGCCGCCACAAGAATCGGGAATCTAATCGACGGCTTAGTGCCGGCCAGAATGAAGTATGATCCGCCGTTAATCACTTTTGGAGAAGAGCATGGACGTTCCGTCCCTGAATCAACAAACGCTTAATCAACCAGAAAAACCAGCAATCGAAAGCAACTCGCGCCTCCCGTACGACGTAGAACTGTACCGACAAGCAGAAGAATTTTGCGTCAAGGCTATTGAATCGCTCCCAGAACTTCACGGCTTGGCTATCGTACCCATCTGGACGAACCAGCCTGAAAATACGCCTCCCGGCCTACTCCGACTGCGCGATCCGTCGGCGCCATATCTGGCTAGTGTTTTGCGGCTAATGAGCCGGCTTGCCGCGTTCAACGTTGAATTGCACCGCGATTTTATGTCGCAAATCAAGATGTTTGACAACTACGCCGCGCAACTTGCTGAGAAGATCAAAGAGCAAACAGACGAAATGACGCGCTTACAAGCAGAAAGGTCGAATGACGCACCCAACGGAAATTCTTAGCGCCGCAATTCAAGTAAACGCGTCGCAGAAAGATTTGATCCGCATCTTAGCCGCGCAGTTTTCGCACATGGAACAAGGCGAGGCGAGAACCGCGCTAGAGCGCCTGCATAACGTCGTTTGGTCAAACGAAGAGCTTCTTGATCAATTTGAACTCTCGCACTTTGACCCGCCGTACGTACACGTGATCAGAAAAGCGGACTGCGTACGCGGCACAGTGGCTTTTATTGACTCGCCCAGACTTTATTTCGCGTTTGAACCGGAAGAACAGAATGACGCAAGAACGGCGTGAATACGACACCGGAGCGGTCCGAAGCGGCGATTGCGAGCAGACAAGGTATGACCTAATATCACCCATCGGCCTTGAGCGGTTGGCACAGACATACGCCGAGGGCGCGGCAAAATTTGGAGAGTTCAACTGGGAAAACGGAATGCCCGTTACCGACCTGTTGAATCACGCGATTGCGCACATCTACAAGTTTTTGCGCGGCGACCGAGCAGAAGACCACTTGGCGCACGCCGCGTGGAATCTGCTTGGCGCAATTCACTCGCTCGACATGTGGCCGGAACTTAATGCCGGCTCGCTGCGGGGCGCCGGATGCACCTGCCCGCCAAAAGCGGTCTCGTCGAGTAAATCAGACGAAATCGTGATGGATATCGAACAAGCCGGCGAAAGAACTTTTGTCGTCGGCACATCTGCAGAAATAGAAAAGCTGCGCAAAGCTATTTCCTGAAAAAGCTGAATAAACAGGCCGAAATACACGGTCTAAATTTTTCTGCTGCCCGGGTATTGATTTTTGTTTTACCGGGTATATGGTGAAAACAAGTCACCCGTTTGAAGGCTTGAAACGGTCAGGCCGACGGAACACAAGGAGAAAAACATGGCAAAGAAGCTTGGGCTCATAAACCCAGCACAGTTGTGGGGCAAGCCGTTACGCTCGGTAGCCTCACAAAAAGCCGAAGGAAAAAAGGTCACAGGGACGATGACCCACGACGAAGACGTTACGGATGACGAAATTGATGTCGATGCCGAACTGGCGCCCGCAGACGCTGAAGAAGACGAACTGCAAGCCATTGAAGCAGAATCTGAAACGGAAGTAACCGACGATATCGAAGACGGCGATCCAGAAGAAAACGCCGAAGACGATGAGCCGGAATATTCCGATGACGATAGCGACGTCTCGGATCAAACCGAAGACGCCGTCGAGGCTGATGAAGAAGTCGTCACCGCTGTGGTTGACGAAAACGAAGAAGAAGTTGGGGAGGCAGAAATCCCCGCCACTACAGGGAAAAGTTCTATGTCTGAAAAAATGAGTCTGTCTGATCACGTTCGTGCTGAAATCGCTCGTCGCCAGAAGGCCGGTGAGACCCCGATCCGCGGCAAAGATATCGTTGAAACGCTGGCTAAGCGCAAGCTCAATGTCAGCCCGGCGCAGGTCAGCCAGTTGCTCAAGAAGGCCGGTCTCGGTGGCCAGCCTCGCGGCAAGAAGGCAGAGGCCACTGTCGCTGCCGGGGTTGAGAAGAGCCGCGCCGCTGGCAAGGGCGCCAAGAAGAACGTCACGCCCGCGCCGCAGCCGAACAAGGTGGCTGCAAAGGCCCGTCCCGAGACCAACGGGTTCCGTGTGCCCATGGAGCAGTTGCAGGCGGCTGAGGCTTTCGTGGCGTCCTGCGGCGGCTCGTTCCAGTCGGCCGAGCGTATCCTGACGGCTGCGGCTCAACTTTCGCAGACGTTCGGCAACTGACAGTTGCGCTAACCTACCGCCCATCAAAGGGGCCGGTCGTTACGGCTACAACCGACGATCGGCCCCGGGCGGGGTTAGAAGCTCTTTCACGGCCCGCTTTGTACGGGCATTGTCGCAGGCCCGCTGGCCGCGACGTTTTAGGAGGCCCACAGGTGCCTACAAATGATTGCCGCTTTGTGCGGCGAAGTGAACTTACGCCCGGCAACGTCATCGTTATGCGACAGGGCACTATTAAACGTATTCACGTCAATCAGCACATGATCCGCCGGAACAAAACAACTGGCGAGCATAATAACGTCATTACAGTTCAATGGCGCAATAAATCGTACCCAGTCGAAAAGGTACAGATTAAAGGCCCGGCTGAAGCTATCTACTCACCGGAAAAACCCTTGAGTTGCGGAGCCCGTGTTTGGGTCGAAACCAAGGGCGAAGTCATCGTTACCTGTTAAAACCACTACAAGACAAACCATGTCACACATCGTTCAAATCAAAACCGAAGTTCGCGACGCTAATGCTATTTCTGCGGCCTGTAAGCGGCTGGGCCTCGAACAGCCCGTTGCCGGCCATCATGTTCTATTCGCCGGCCAGTCTGCCGACGGTCTGGCCGTAAAACTTCCCGGCTGGACGTACGCCGCGGTCTTCAACGTCGATACCGGCGCGGCCGCGTACGACAACTACAACGGCTCTTGGGGTCGGCAGGAGGAACTGGATAAGTTCCTGCAGGCCTACGCCGTCGAGAAGGCGATTTACGAGGCGCAGAAGGGCGGCTACTCGGTGTACGAGGAAACGCTGCCGGACGGTTCGATCAAGCTTAACATCACTGTGGAGGCCTAATTACATGTCAAAGATCATTCAGGTAATCGTAAACAACAAGGGCGAAACGAAGATTGAAACGAGCGGCTTTTCTGGTAGCTCGTGTCAGGACGCCACCCGCGCGCTGGAGCAGGCTCTGGGCGCCAAGGTCGATGAGACACTGACGGGCGAATATTACACCGCCAGCAACGAACAGCAGATCGAAGCGCAGAACTAACTTACAAGGGGACTACATGTCGCTCGAACAGGAAATCAAAGAACTCGTCTGTGCCGGTTTTTCCGGTATCTGGGTCGAAACCATGGAATGCGACGACGCTGTCGCTGCTATTAAGAAGGTCTGCGAGGATCGTAAGTGGGGTTTCGACGTCTGGGACATCGACCGGCAGCTTTATTCCGGCATGATCGCTGCGCCGGGCCCGCTGCAGGCGATTCGCTCGATGGACCTGCCAAAAACAAACGAGACGCAGATTCTCGTCCTCAAAAACTTTCACCGCTATCTCCCCAATCCCGAGGTCGTGCAGGCGCTGGCAAACCGCGTCGTGCAGGGCAAGGGCGAAGGCCGTTATGTTGTCATTGTTTCGCCGACCGTGTCCCTGCAGCCCGAGGTCGAAAAGCTGTTTACCGTGATTCATCACGAGCTTCCTGACGAGCAGCAGCTTAAAACCATCTGCAGCGATTTGTTTGCGGAGGGTTCGGCGTTTGAGAAGCCGACTGATGAGCAGGTCAACAACGTCGTCGATGCCTCTCGTGGCCTGACCCGACAGGAGGCCGAGAACGCGTACGCGCTGTCTCTGGTGCGGCATAACAAGCTGGAAGCCGATACGATTTGGGGTATCAAGGCTCAGACGCTCGAAAAGAGCGGCACCATGACCCTGTATCGCGGCGATGCCAACTTCGAGAACCTTGGCGGCCTCGAAAACCTCAAGCAGTTCTGCATCCGCGCCATGCGTCGGCAAGGCGAGAAAAACGTCGATAAACGACCAAAGGGCGTGCTCCTGCTGTCGCCTCCGGGCTGCGGCAAGTCTCAGTTCGCCAAGGCACTGGGCAACGAGGTAGGCCGTCCGACGGTCATGCTCGACTTCGGCAGCCTGATGGGCAAGTTCGTCGGCGAGTCCGAGGGTAACATGCGTCGGGCGCTCAAGCAGGTCGACGCGATGGCTCCGTGCGTTCTGTTCGTTGACGAGATCGAGAAGGGTCTGGCGGGCGTTGGCGCGTCCGGCCAGACCGACAGCGGCGTTTCTGCGCGGCTGTTTGGCACGCTGCTGACGTGGCTCAACGACCATACGTCGGACGTGTTCTTCATCGGCACCTGTAACGACGCCAGTCAGCTTCCGGCACCGTTCGCCCGTGCCGAGCGTTTCGACGGCGTGTTCTTTGTAGACCTGCCCGGCGACGAGCAGCGGCAGCGTATCTGGGATATCTATCTAAATCACTTTGGCATCGACAAGGCGCAGCAGCGTCCTGACGACACCAACTGGACTGGCGCCGAGGTCAAGGCGTGCTGCCGTCTGGCGGCGCTTCTGGACATCCCGCTCATCGAAGCGGCCCAGAACGTCGTGCCGGTGGCTGTAACCAGCGCCGAGCAGATCGAGAGCCTGCGCAAGTGGGCTGAAGGTCGATGCCTGTCGGCTGACAACCCGGGGCTGTACACGCGCGTGGGAAAAGCCCGACCGGCGATCGCCGCAAGCGGTCGCCGTAAGATTGCCGCCCCGTCGGCGTCTGATAACTGATTTTCACAGATAAGCCCAGTTTCACTACGCAGTGAAAATGAGCTTAAACCAAAAAACACATATGACCGACATAGAAAAAGCACTTAACGACGGCTACGCAATTGTTGTTTACCCCAACGCGCTGGGCACAGCCACGCTCGCGCTAGTTGACGGAGAAGACTGGGCAAATGTCCAAATTGTCATGGAAGATTTGCCTGATGAACGAGTTGTCGACGTGACTAGACCTACAGGTCCAGAGGCGATCGAGGCCGGCGTTTCTCGCGTCGGCCGGAAGATGCGGCGCGAAGGCGAGTACGAAAACTGGGACGAAAAGATGAAAGAGTTTGGCTTGCCAAACGCGTCTGAACGCCCATCACAACACGCAAAGGATTAACATGGCAGAAGAAGTAATTGACGTAGCGGACAGCCAGCAGGCCGTGCAAAGCACCGCCAATGAATTGCGCCAGACAATGGGCGCCGTCAAGTTGTCGTTCTCGTGGCTAGGCACCCAGCGCAAGCTGTCCGACACCCAGACTAAGCAGGCGGCCGACACTTTTCACGCCGCAACCGATCTGGTCACCGCTTC